CTTTAAAGTTTTGATTTGCTATATTGTGTGCTGAAACTGTATCAAAATCCCATAAATGGATAGCTTGTATTCCAAGTCTTGCACATTGTTCAGCTATGTGTGAACCTATTGCTCCACAGCCTATAACGTGTATTGCTTCTTGTAATTTTGTTGGGTCAAAAAATTCCATGTGTTTTTGTATACTAATCATCTAAATAACCTCCTCTTACAAATTTTCTCCAATACTCTAGTTCATTTCCTTCTAGTTTATCTCCAGCATTTTTTCTGCCATCAAGTTCTGCTAATTCTTCTAATTCATCATGAAGTAATTCTAGTTCTTTTTCTGCATTAGCTTTATATTCTTTTTCTGAGCCACTATTTGCTTTAGCTTTTTTGAAGCAATTTGTGATTTCTTTTTTAGTTGCTCTACTAGGCACATGACAGTTTCTTGAAACATCCCATTTCCATGTAGGGTCTAATATTTTACTTTTTGAGTTTGTTGTATTTATTATAGGAGTTGGTTCTATTATCATATCTCTACATTGAGCTCCATACCATTCTATTGCAGCAGTTCCATCATTAAACACTATTGATAGATCTATATCTTTTTCTGTATAGATAATGTTTTTCTCTAAGTCATACACCTGTATCCAGAAGTCTTCTTTCTTATTCATAATGAAAAAGATATAAAAATCATTTTCATTTAATGTTTGAAGCATATTATCATATAATGTCAAATCTACTCCTGAAGGTGTTGCTCCAAAGTTTACATGAGAGTGTCCTTGAAATCTTAGATGATTAAATGTTTCGTCTGGTAATTGCATTAACCATATAGGGTATTTTGCATCATTAGATGTTACTGTTGCTCCAGATACTTCTTGAGGATATACTAAGATATCTTTAACGACATATTTATCTGGTTCTGGTCTTTCTACTATACCATGCCATGCTATTTCTTTAGCAGAATTAGCTACTAATGTTTTCATTTTACAGTAAGCTTCTGTTGTGAAACAAACTTTTACTTTTTCTACTTCTTTTAATTCTGTATCAGCTGTTAAAGTTACTTTTTCAGCATCATATCTAGAATTAATTAAATCTTTTTTAAGTGTTTCTAATAAGATATTAATATCTTCTTCAGTTAATTTTATTTTTCTACTCATTTTATATTCCTCCTTTAATTAAAATTGCATTCTAGGTTGTGCTGTAAATTCTTCTGGTGCTGGTTCATAACGTGCATAAACAGTTCCTTCATCTACTGTTACAGTATAATTAGTAGTTTCTACTACATTTTGAGTTGGCGTCATTGTTACTGTAATTCTTGGAGTTTCTTCAGTTTCTTCAGTTTCTTCAGAAGTTTGTTCATAATCTTTTAATAAAGTAGTAAATAAATATTGGTTAAGGTCTGAACTTACTGCTCCATTTTTTATAGTTTCAACATAAGACGTTGTTAAAGTTTTTACAGATAATAATAAATTTTCTTTAATATCTGTATCAATAGTTAATAACTCTACTGTTCTATCTTCTAGTGACTCGTCTATGTTTTCTCCATAATAAATTACTGCAAATCTTTCTTCTGGTATTGTTGCTTTTAATTGTTTTATAATTTGTTTAGCTGCTTTAACTGTAGTGTATTGTGTTTTGAATGCTTTTAATGCTTTTATTAAATAGTTCATTTCTTCTTCAGTTAAATCTTTCAAGTATTCATTTTCATTAATCCCCATTTGTTTTTTAGTTTCTTGTACACAGTACTCTGCAAAAGTTAATTGCTCTCCTGTTTCATTATTTTTTAAACAAAGTTTATTTCTATTATAATAAGTTATATCTTCTATAAAAGATTTTAGTACAGTTGAGTCTGTTAAATTGAAGTTTTGAGTAGCTGTTATATAAGTTGTAAGAAGTCCTAATAAATCTCCTTCTTCACAGTTTTTAACCATTGTTACTCTGTTATCTCCTAGACAAGCATAGTTTGCTAGATGAGGCTGTCCTAAATAGTCTCCATTATCTCCGAATCTATTTGAATTTATATTAAATTGTAACATAGATGAACTTCCTTCTGGATAGATAATTACTTTCATTGATGAAGAACATACTAGAGTGTACTTATCTTCTAAGAATATTTCTTTAAATAAAAGTTTAAACATTTCTTTACTTTCGTTATTACACATTCTACCTTCTAAAATACTATTTAAATTTTTATTTATTTTTTCAGCATAATTTGCATCAAAGTATTTTATAGGAGCGTTTACTATAAAGCTCATTGAGCTGTTTTCAGGATTAATGTCTGCTTTTGTAATATAAGGACATTTTTGTACAAAGTCTAAAGCATTAGCTATCATTTCGTTTACTTCTGGGTCTTCATTTATTAAAAGTAAATTAGCACTTGTTTCACGTTTCTTTTCTTCTCTTTTTCTAATTTCATCATATAAATCTTCAATATTGCGTTGGATATTTGTTAATGTGTTTTTTAATAATTTTATTCTTCTTTCTTTTGTGTTTTGAATTAATGATTGTACTTTTGCTTTTACTTGTTCTTTTATTCTATTTGGGTCTGTTAGTGTTGTTTTTAATATTGTTTTCCAGTTTGTATTTTCTGGTCCTTTTTCTCCTAGTGCTTTAGTTAATGCTATAATATTTTTCTCATAATCTGTAAGTTCTTCTTCTTTGTTAAATTCATCAGCAAATAATTCTGGTACTTTAGAAATAGCTCTTCTTACTAATCCCCAATACGTTTCATTTGTTACAATAATAATTGTGCTTCTATCTGGACTACAGCCATATTCAAAAGCAAACACATTATCATATCTTTTTTCTATTAAAAACATTTCTAAATCTTTTAATCTTCTTAAAGTTACTGCTGGTCCATAATCGTTTGTAGTTGTGTAAGTGTCTTTAAATATTTCTTTTAATTTTGTTATTAAACTTGCACCTTTTATTACATTATAAAAGTGTATATTTGCTCCATCTGCTGGAATCCATATTTGAGCACCATTGTCTGTAAATAAACGATTTATAATTTTGTTTTTATCTTCATCTGTAAATTCAACTCCTTCTTCAGGTCTAACCATTTTATTGTACAATGCACCTTCTAATTTTAAGAACATATTCAAACCTGTGTAGTTTATATATAGTGTTTTTTTCATTATTTCTCTTAATAAGTTTATTGTAATTGTTATATCAGGTCTTCTAATTAAACTGTCTGAAGAATATCTTGTATTTGATACACGATATATTTGTCCATAACGTCTTCCGTAGTTTCCATGATAGTTTAATAATTCCTCTGTAACATAACTTGGAACACTTTCTGTATCAAATATTCTTTGATTTGTTATAAAATTTTCGTGATTGTCATTTTCAAACATAATTTTCTCCTTTCTAAACAAAAAGGGAACATATTTCTATGCTCCCTCTGTTTCTTTTTATTATCTAGCGTTGTCTTGTTTAATACTTGCGATTAGGAAGCAATTTTCTGTTATACCTAAATCTGAGAAACTCTTATCCATATCTCCAGGATTTAGACTTGCTCCATCTAAGTTTACATTAGCTCTGGAATAATCTACATCATTATCTTCCAAAACCCTTCTTAATGTTGTTGTTTCATCAACTACAACATTCTTTCTACTTGTGTTTGTTCCTACTGTAACTCTAATCATTTTATTTTCCTCCTTTTAATTTTTAGACGCATAAGTGCCGAATTATGCGTCTTATATTTTATTAATATTCAAAAGTGCGTCTTATATTTTATTAGTCTTCAAAAGCTTGGTCTACTAATTCTTGAGAATGTTTTACTTCTTCAAGAATGTCTTGAGCAAGTTTTTCAGCTTCTTGCACATAGTTTATAGCTAATGCAAGTTCTTCTCTTAGCATTACTACTAATTCTGCTTCTTTTCTACCAGGTTTTACTATTGTTACATAAACAGCTCCGTTCTCATGTACAGAGTTGTACATAATTCCGTAGTTGTTTAATCCTCCAGCTAATCCTAGTTTGAAGTCAACTCTGAATAATTCATTATCTTCCTCGTCTGTTAAAACTATTTCTTGATTGAATTTTCTTAGTAAATCAAAATCCTTTTGTGTTAGTGAACTTGTTAGTTTCACTGCATCTCCCATAACTTTAATTTTCATGTTTGTTTCCTCCTTTTATTTTTGTAAATAAACAACTTTTGTATCTTCAGGTAAACCGAGATACTGAAGGTAGTACTTCATATATTCTGGAAGTACTTCTTCTGCTTTACAATCCACTTTCAACGTCTTTGTTTTTCGGATATAGGTGGCTTTAACTTTCTTCATCGGCACATTCATCGTCAATCCCCAATCTCCCTTCTTTTTCAAATTTTTTTACGTCTTCTAGTACGCTTTGTAAATTTTCTGCTCCGTCTGTATCATATCTTATTCTTTTATCTAGTTCTAAAAGAAAAAGATATAAACCTAGTTTGTTGAAATACTGTTGAAATTTTATTAAGCCTTCAGAATGTTTTGTGAACATCTTCATTGACACATTTTCTACCTTAAAAAAGGCATAAGGTAAAAATTGGTTATCAGCTCTCTTTTCACGTACTAAATCTATAACTTTAGGTGCAATTTTTATTAAAATTAGCACTAAAATTATCAAAATTGATACAATTTGTATTAAATTTAATTCATTTTGCATTTTTCTTTTCTCCTTTCAAGATAATCTTTTACTTCATTTTCTTCTATTCCTAAAATTGTTGCTATTTGTCTTTCTGTAAAACCGTTAGAGTGGAGTTCTTCCACATCTTCTGAGAAAAGCATTCTAATTAACCTACCTCTAGGTTTAGGAGGTATTAATTTTTGTCTTTCTAATCTAAAGTAATAAATTTTATTTCTTATTTCTTTTATTATATTAGTTACAGCTCTAGGACTATTTATCATGTACTCTATTTGAAATAAGCTATCGTCTACTTTAGCTAATAAATCAAATATTTGATCTAATTCTCTTTCTGACATTTTTTATTCCTCCTTTATTATATCATAGTTTATAAATACTGTTGTTAATACCTTAATCATAGATAGATATACACAATATCTTCATATAAGTTATAATTTATTTTTTTTAATTAGGTGGTTAGGACTAATTAAGTCATATTGAAACCATTAAATAGTTACATCATATGGATTGTTATGATGTAACATGGATTACTATGATTAAGGCATTAATAACAGTATTTATTTCTATGATTTTTGTTTTGGGCTCAAGCAATAAACCCAAACCCAAAACTTTTTTATCACAAAACAAAAAATAATCAAAAGCTATTTTTTGTTTCTTTTGTTTAATAGCCAGATTCTTTTGTACATTAGGCTATATTCTACACCAAAATAATTACTGAAGAAAAGAGCTGTTTCTTTTAAATTTTCTCCGTGTGATTTTAAGTATGTTAAAATCATGTTCTTTTCTTTCTTACTAAATCTTTTTGCATAGCTTTTCTTTTTATGTACTTCTGGTAATGGGTTTGAAAGTATTGGAGCTGCTGGTAATTCTTCTGGTTCTTTTTCTTCTATAGCATATGACTTTAGACCTAGCTGAGTAAGGAGTCCTGCATCAATTTCTGTCATTTTTTCTTCATTTAACACTCCTATGAAATTCTGTAGGTTTTCTATAGGAATTGTCTTTACTTGTTCGCATAGAGCTACACAAGGCTTCTCTAATTCAAGTTTTACATGAGTTGGTAGTTCTTTTTTATCTACTGTAGTAGTTGGTACTACAGTTATTACTGGGGAAAATTTGTTATTTACGTCATTTGACACAACTATAACAGGTCTTACTCCTTCTTGTATTCCTTTTTGAGGTATTTGATAGCTTATTTTTTGCCACCAAATCTGTCCTCTTTTAATTTTTTGCATATCCATTCTGTTTCCTCCCTTTTTCAAATTCTGCTATTAATTTAGCTATTTTTGTTCGGTCAGTTATATTAGGAGTATACCCTAGAACGTGCCAACCGTTTTCAAATTCTAAAGCTGTGTACAAATCAGCTTTTTTTCTTAAGTCTAGGGTATGTACTTCTACAACCCTGGTTGCATCATCAGGGTCTTTCCTGACCTTTCTAACTCTGTAGATATAATATAAGTCTTCTAGGTCAGGAAGCTTTACTACTTTGTTCTGGGGCATTAATCTTCCTCCTTTATTATTCTTGTGTAGACAGTCCCATCTTGTTTAAAGTCTGCACAAGATATGTCTACAGAGATACCCAAATTTGTTAGACTCTGTAGGTCATATGAGACTGATAAGTTTCCACAAAGTTTATTCACTTCTTCTACTTTTTTGCATACGTTTTTATGTACGCAGTTTTTACAATTTTCCATACTATCTCCTCCTCTTTAGTTTAAATTTTAATGTCGACTTTTTTATTTGTCAAGTTTTTCTTGTTTCTTTATAAAACAAAAAGCCCACAAGTGTGCGTGTCTAAGACAGAAGCCTGTGGGATTGTTTTTATATAGAAAAAGTAGAGCGGAAGACCCTACTTTTTCCTGTGTCAGATAATTGAAATATAGAATATCGGCATTATGCCTATCTTTTTTATATCATATTTTATATTTTTTGTCAATAAAAAAGGTAGAGAGTTATTTCTCTACCTTGTTAAGCTACCCCATTAAGGAAAGCGTTAGCTGTAGCTTCTGCGTCAGCTATTTCTTCAGCTTTTCTTTTTAATGCTTCTTCAGCATTGTAGAAGTCTACGTTTTTGTAATTGTTGTTTCTCCAAACGTAAACGTCTAGTTTCATAGCTGTTTTCATAGCTGTAATTAATGTAGCCAATACAGAAGAAGATTTTGTTGTTTCCATTTTTCCTAGTAGTATATCTGTATTGATTTGTTCTTGTTCTGGGAACAAGTTTTTGTTTGTTAACTGTCCATTATTTAGACGAATGTCTAAACGGATGTAGTTATTGTTTTTGCCAGGTTCTTCTTTTTTGTAGTATACTCCTTTTTCACCTAGCTTTTGGAGTGTCTCTGGAATAGGTACTATTACTGGTTTACCAGTTTTATCAAGTATTGGCTTACCTTTTTCATCAACTTCATATCTAGTGTTGATGCCTATTCCAACGATAGTTCCTTCGTAGTGTCCTAATTTAACTGAAGGGAACACTACTTTGTTGCCTTGTTGACAACTTCCTAAAAAGTTGTTTATTAATTCTTCTTCTGTAACTGTAATTTTCTTTGTACTCATGGTACATTCTCCTCTCTTTGCTCACCTGGTATCTCCAGTTTATTGCTTAGACTAAGTAAAACTTAATCTTTTTTATCACAAATAAAAAATAATTAAAAATATTTAGATTTGTACTTGGTTAAATTCCAAGCACAAACCTAAAAAAGCAACTAAACAAAAAGGCTTAGTTGACTATCTTTGTAAAATTTCTGTTTAGCTTCTCTATCTAAGATAGAGTAGTAAACAGCTATTAATTGTTTACTATGTAATTTTGCTGCAAATTCAGCCGAATATGTATTGCTTACTTTCTCGTAAGCAATATTATATATTGACATACTTTACACCTCCTTTATTTTATAATATCATAGATAAAAAATAATTAAAAAAGCATATCTTTTAGCATTGCTGATATACGAGCCATATCAGCAATATTTGCAATATACCCATTTTTTCTATAGGAGCTTGTTCCACTCCAATAGTAATTGTAGCCTGTTACATCTAGTGAAAATTCGATCGCTTCATCATTGAAAATAACGTAGTAATCAAATGTTTCCTCTAGCTTTTCTGTATCAAGGTCATAGTGTTGCTCTGATACTCTATAACCCTTCTTCAGTTCTCCTTCATTATCAATAAACTGATATTCATAAATATCAGTTTTTGTTAATGAATATTCACTTTCTATCCACTTTCCCTCTACTAATAATTTTTCTTTCATTTTAAATTCCTCCTTTATAAATTTTATAGATAAAAAAAACAAAATCTTTTTTATCATAGAATAAAAAATAATTAAAAAAAAATAATGCTAGTAGCAATATTATGTTAAGTATTTTGGAGATAAATTTAGGTCAAAAAATTAAAATTACAATTTTTAAAAAATATAAAATGGTACCAATACGGTACCAACTTTACCATAATACATATTATGTATAATTAACATAATATTTAATATATAATATATAATATATAATAATAATATATATTATATATATATATATATACTTATTATGTAAACCTAAATTTAGATAAAAAATAAACATAAGGAGAATTAGAACAAATATTCGAAAAAAAATAAATGTTAAAGAAGCAAGTAAAGAAGCCAAGTATAAGTATGTTGGTACCAATAGCAGTACCAAAGTGAAATTTAAAAAAACTGAAAAGTGCGATTTTGGGGGTAGTTAACCATAATATCACTAAAAACCACTTTCATAAAGTGGCTCAAACGCACTAAAACACCGTGGGCTTGATGGCAATCTTGTCAACCAACTTATGTAAACTAAGCAAACTTATGTAAACTAATGCAAACTAATTTTAAGGTTATAGGAAACTTTTTAAAGAGAATTTTGGATAGGAAAATTTACATTTGTATGGGCATAATTATTCCTAAGAGGAATAAAAAAAGGCAGTAGTCGATGACTACCACCTTTTTCTTTTTTTTTATTTAGCTGTGTTATGAGCTAAATCTAAGATATCCTGTTTGTCATGGATATCAAACTCAGTATAACAATGTTCACATATTGTTATACCTTGGTTATAATACAAACCATTGTTTATATTATAAACTCCTCCACCATTATTAACTCTAACGGTGCTTCTGCAATGAGGGCATATAAACTTATTGTCTATATATACCTCAGCAATCTCTCTGTGTTGTTGGATATAATAGAATTCCAACAAATCTATAGGATTATATTTATCAAACCCATATACTTCGCTGTATCTTTTGAATATCCTCAACTGTTTCTCAAAGTTCTCTACAGAACCAAATACTGATTCTACAGACATTTTTGTATATCTCCAGAATTTATTTTTGGAGATTTCTACTTTTCCTTTGTTTATTTGTGTGGCTATATATTCCTGTTTAGACACCACATTATAGAACTCTTTTAACTGTGTAGATAAAGGAGACCCAACAGATATATCATATATTTCTTGGATATATTCCGTATCTTCCTCATGTTTTTTGTATTTGTGCACAATTTTGCTAGATATTCCTCTTTTATAAAGGTTATTAACAATCATACTGACTGTTGACACCTTTATATTATACCCATTGATGCTTTTATCACTTTCCATCTCAAGTTCCTCATAATGGTTATCTGTGGTGTATATCGTTGTAGGCACGTTATATTGATTCAATGACACTGCTGAAAATGATGCTGGATACCCATTTGCATCTAATTTTGCTGATGGCAATACTATATTTGTACCTACTCCTCTCATTTTATTGAGCTCCTCTCTCTCAGGGATTAGTTCGTTATCTAAGAAATAGATAACGCTTTTGTAATTGTTATTCATAAAAATTCCTCCTTCGACTCTTTATAGAGTCTTTAATTTATTTGCAGTTTAGAGTCATGCTTGGGACAAATAACTTACTTTGTTAGCAGATTGTTTACTATATCTGCTAATGTTACTGTTGCACAAACAACAGCAAACATAATCACTAGCCAAATGCTAGCTGCAACTAATTCTAAAGCTGCATTTTTTAATAGCTTTTTCATATAATCATCTCCTTTTTTTTTGTATTTGTCCTTACCTGCGGACATGGGGGTAGGGTTTTAAACTCCTCCATAAATACGTATACGATATATAAATATATCTCTTTTTATTTTTCTTTTTAGAAAATAACACAACATTTCATAATTTCAAACATTTCATAATTCTACATACCCCTCACCTTTAAAACTTGACTTAGAACTCCTGATATGCTAAACTCAATTTAGATAGGAGGAATATAAAATGGAAAAATCTTACAAAAGGGCAGTGACTATAACAGAAGAAAACAAAAAAATTTCGTTTAAGTTGTCTGGAGAAGTCACGGTTGAGGATTTAATCCTTATGTGTAATACAGTAATTCTTGGAGCTATGAAGCAAACAGTAGAAAATTACTCTAAAGTACTACAGGCTTCAGTAATTGGACCTGTACAAGACCAAGCTCTTACAGGTAAACTTAGAGAATTAAAAGAAATGCTCTATGATTTTTACAATGTTAACGCTTCCGTCTTGCTATCAAACTTTGCTCCAGAGTTAGAACTACGCCCTGACCTTACAGAGCAAGCGATTCTTAAGGCAGAAAACGAGTTAATAGAACAAAAATACGAGGAATTAAAGAAAGATAACAAAATTATACCGATGAAAACTCCACCAAAACCTAAAAAACTACCTGCTTCCCCTGACCCACTTGCACAGGAATTTGAGGAGTGATAAAAAATGGTAGGTTTTGTTACAGTTTTTTCAGATGACGCTAAAAAAGGAGCTATTCCAGAGAATCCTATAGTTAAAACAAGACGTGAAAGAGAAAATCTTAGCGTCTCCAAAACTTTTAGAGACTTCTCTAGGTGTCCTAGGTGTGGAGCTCCTACAGAAAGAGCTGTTGCGTACAATAATTCACCTTCAGAGTTTTGGTTAGAGTGCACACAGTGCAACACATTCATCAACACTTACATTCCTCAACCACACCAGTATGCTTTTCACAAGGACCCTCATCGTTACACAGCTAACTTTGGAGGGTACGGTTCTGGAAAAACTACAACTTCTAGAGAAGAATTCTACAAACACTTGTTTCTTACACCTAACGGAAACTTTTTAATAGGAGCTAACGTTGCTTCACAGTACGAACAAACTATTAAAAGAGACATTGAAGGAGATTTACCAGGGGCGTTTTACGCTGGGTACTCTACTCAGAAGCAGTACTACGACTTTATTAACGGATTAAGACTTATGTTTAGACCATTAGACGATGAAGACAAACTAAGGTCTTATAACCTTACAGGGTTTCTTATTCTGGAGGGGTCTGAGGTTAAAGACTTGTCTTTCACCCAGCTTAAGACTCGTTTAAGGAATTTAGCAGCAACTTTACCAGAAAAAGACCAGAATGGAAACACTGTTTTCCTAAGAACTAGAACTGGACAGTTGATTCCTAAGATTAAACGAAACTGGGCTAAAGGAATCATTGAATCAAACCCCGATTCAGGTTGGATTAAGACTGACGTTTTGCTTCACTCTGAGAAGATTTACCTACACGGAGGGCTTCAGGATAAGTACGAGATTCTAGAAGAAGACAAGAACCCAGCTATGAGTTCACACATTACACCAACAGCTGCAAACGAATTCCTACCAGAGACGTTCTGGGCTGAACAGGTTGCAAACAAACCTGCTTGGTGGATTGCTAGATACCTTAACGGAAGCTTTCTTTACACTGAAGGGCTTGTTTACCCAGGAGCAGCGTTGTGTTTTGTTGATGACTTTGAGATACCAAAGCACTGGAAAAGGATTATTGCACACGACTACGGACTAAACGATGACTCTGTTTTCTTGTTTGGAGCTATTGATGAGACTGAAAACAGGTTAGTTATATACAAAGAGCTAAGAACTACGCAGAAAAACGTAGAAGAACTAGCAGCTTTGTACTTTGAAGGGATAAAAGACATTCCTTCAGGAGGGCTTATTTGCCCACCAATTATTGACCCTAAGTCAGGACCTAAGAGAGACTATGAACTAAAGACTCTAGCAGACCACTATTTAGACTACGGTATAGCGTTTATGCCTGGAGCTGTTAACGTAGATGCTAGAATATTTAGACTTAACACTTATATAGAATCAGGAAAGCTTATAATCTTTAACTCTTGTAAGAGACTCAGAGAGGAACTCACAGAGTACAAGTTTATTGCTAAGCCTGGAATGATGAACGGTTGGTCAAATAAACCAGAAGATAAGAACAACCACGGTATTAACGCATTAGAGTGGATTACAATGGAGTTACCTGCTAACCCTAAGAACTTACTATATGGTATTTACAACAAAAAGGGACAAGACGTTACTAAAGAAACTAAGACTCCTGAAACCGATACACAGAAGTTTCTTAATTGGATGTTTGAAGAAAGCACCATCAGAGACGAGGATGCAGGACCATTTGGTATTAGTTACGATTAGGAGGTGAGAGGATGGAAGTTATGATTAACGCTTTCTGTTTGTTGTTAGGAATTTTTATTGGTTTTGTGTGTAACTGTGATAAGAGGATCACAATTAACTATAACAAGACTACAAGAGACGATACGCCTCAGTTTCATACACTGATCACTGAAGACAAGCCTAATAACAAACAAAATGAGGACATTGATACTCGAGAGGAGATAGCACAAAAAGTTCAAGAAGCATTGGGGGTGTTTATAAATGATGAATCAGAACAACGATAGTAAAGAAAATAAGGGTAACAAAAACACTAACGAGTACGTTAAAGAAAGGGAACTTTTGGCACGATTGAAAGAATATTATGATACTTGCATTCAGTACTATGGTGATGAGCATAAGAAAATGAAGTTATTAGATGCTACAGACAGAGGAAACTTATGGAAAGTAATAGGTGCTAAATTCCCTAAGTATCAGATTTTACCAGACACTAACTATGTTTCTTATATTAAGAACAACATTTTAGCATCTATTTACACAGTAACAAAAGGAGCAAGTATTGCACCAACCAGTGAAGAAGATAAAGAACTAGCTATGAAGCTAAATATTATTTTAGAAAATGTTTGGAAAAGAGCTAGTGTAGGCTACACACAATTTAAAACTGGTGAAAGAGCTGCACTTCTAAACCTAGGTTTAACCCAGGTAGGATGGGATGAAGAACTATCAGGAGGTACTGGAGACGCTTTCTATAAAGGAAATGTTACAGTTAAAGCTATAGACCCTATGAAGTTTATGAGAGACCCATTCTCAGACAGTTTAGATGTCGCAGGGTATTGTATGACTTATGATGACTACCATAAATCTGTGTTTGAGAAAAACCCTAAATATAAGGAGAAGTTTACAGAGTATGTTAACGAGCGTAAAAATAAAGAATTGGGGGATGTCATGAATATACCTGTAAACAACTCCAAAACAATTAACACAGGTAAAAACAATAAAGATTATTACACCTTGCTTATAGTTTGGGTTAGAGATGGTAATAAAATTAATGAGTATCATACAGTAAACTGTGAGAAGATACTGTACAAGAAAGAAGACATTAAACCAAGCGTCTTCCCATTTGCAGAACTATATTGTAATCTCCCAGCTGGAGCTTTGGTCGGAACTTCAGAACCAGCTAAGATTTTTGCAAGTGCTGTAGCAAATAACATCATGGACTCTCTAGCGTTTACTGCTGAGTACAAGAACCAGAGACCTCCTAAATACGTCTCTACTACAGCAGGGTTAAATATTAGTGAATTCGCTAAACACGCAGACGATGCTGATAAGACCTTTATAGTTAATGGTGATGCTTCTAAGGTTGTGCATTATCATGAGTATCCAAGTGTCTCTCCTCAGTTATCTACTATGCTTACTAACAACGCTAATAATATGCAGCTTGTTACAGGAGTAGATGGAAGATATACAGGTAGGGACACAGGCAGTATTATTACTACAGGCGGTACTGAAGAAATGTTAAACCGTGTTACTGTAATAGATACTCCTAAGATCATGAACTATGAGGAATATGCAGTTAAGTTAACTAAGTTAATTCTTTACAACTTAATTGAATTCTGTCCTAAGAGAAAATATTTCTTTAAGAAACCTAATAAACCTAATACTTGGGAAACTGTTGAGGTAGACTTCCCTGGAATAAGTAATGATACAATCTTTGATTATGAAATAAACATTAGCTCAGAGCTTCCTAAAACAAAACAACGTACAGCTCAGATGGCTAATATGCTTATGGAAAAACAAATGCAGTATAGACAAGAAGGTTCTAATGTTGATCTTATTACTGAGGAAGAATGGCTCATGTTCCAAGACTTGCCTAATAAAGAGTATATGCTTGAACGTATGGGAATTCAAAGATCTACTAATGCCCTTGAGCAAACTTCACAAGTTCTATTTAACTATGCAGAACTTATTAAACAAGGTATTAGTCCTGAAGAAGCTATTATGCAAACTGCTGAAGGATTAAAGAATACCCAGATGGGAGTACCTCCTATACCTCAGGGAGGAGTTCCAGGAGCAGGTCCAGAACAAGCTTTGATGGGCATGGAAAATATGCCTTTATAAAATAATATAAAAATAGTTGACAAAATAAAAAGGCTGTGGTACGCTATTATTAGCAAGAGTAGGTTCCACAGCCTTTAATTGTGTGTAAAACCTTTTGCCCTCCATATATGAACGCCCTCATATATAGAAAGGAGTTTTGGGTAGATGAAAAATTTAAGAATAGGTTTACAATTCTTTGCTGAAGAAGGATTGAATGATTTGCTTGGTTACCTTGGAGTCGAGAATGACGCATCAACTTCTGAGGAAGGGGACAATCAAGGAGCATCTGAGGATGCCAATGCAAGTACTGATGAGTCAGGAACGCAATCCAATACAGATCAAACAACTGACAACAGTGAAGAAAAAGACACTAGCACTACTGATGAAGGTGCTAAAACCAATGACGGTATTTCTGAGGAGGAGTCTAAGAAAGCTTTTGCATTTGCTCAGTTAAGACAAGAAGCAAATCAAAAGAAACAAATACTCACAGGTCTTCAGAAGATATTGAACATCCCTGAAAACACACCTATAGAAGACGTCATGGTTAAAGTTCAGGAAGCTATTGTTAAAGCAGAAGCTAAACAAACAGGAGTTCCTGAAGAAATTATCACAAAAATAAATACTCTTGAACAACGAGACAAGGAGTATCGTGAGCATCAACTACAAGAAAATGCTTACCTAGGATTTAGCAAAGTGCAGAAAGAGTTCGGACTTAATAACGATGAAGTTAAACAGTTTGCAGTAGAACTTATGCAACAAGGTTTAAATCCATTTGAACAAGATGTCGATGTTGCTAAAGAGTACAAACTAAGACATTTTGACGACATAGTGAATAGCAAAGTAGCAAAGGCTATTCAGGAAGAACAACAAAGAGCTGCTAAAGCAGGTACGCAAAGTACCCAGCCTAACAACACTCAAGGGCAATCAAAAGGAGAGACAAGCAAGATAAATTCTGTAAAGGATTTAGATAATTGGTTTAACGCACAACAAAAATAAACCTTAAAGGAGAGTGGAACTTATGCAATTAAATGCTACAGCAGACATAAACACCTGGATTGAAATGGCGACAAATGCAGGTCCTGGTGTAATAAACCCAGAAATTTTTTATTCAAAACAATTACTTGATACAATCAGGTACGATGCAGACCAATATGTTTACTTCAGATTAGCTGATGAAACACCTATCCAAGAAAAAGCTGATAAGCTTATGGTTAGAAGATGGTCTCCATTACAAGGACATACAACACCTTTAGAGGAGGGTGTACCACCTAAATCAGATAAAGGTTCTGTAGAGAAGTATGAAATCGCAGCTAACCAATATGGTAGATACATGGAATTTACTGATAAAGTAGATTTCGCAGTTGTTGATCCAGTAGTTGCTCACTACACTAAAGAATATTCTTTAGTAGCTATGGAAACTCTTGATTTGTTAGCTAGAGAAACATTGTTCTCAATCGCTCAAAAAGAGTTTGCAGGAAGTGCTCCTAATTTTGAAGGATTAACAGTTGAATCTAAACCGACAATGACAGACTTAAGATTAATTGTCTTAGCTCTAAAGAAAGCTTTGGTTAAACCTAGAGCAAATGGAAGATATCATGTAATAGCTTCTCCAGAATTCTATTATGATATGATTTCTGACCCAGTAGTAGAAAAATACATGACTATTGAAAACTCAACAAAGGGAATGTATGAAACTGCTACAGCTTGTTTACCAGCTATGTTCTCTATGGAATTCTATGAGACTTTATTAGTTCCTACAGATGGTAAGTTCATTAAGAACAACAAACAATCTTTAAGACTATACAAAGCTAATGATGGTGGTTCAGGTTATGACTATCTCACAATAGATGAAGATACTGTTATCGGTGGTACTGGTGAACACGCTGCGGATAAAGTATTAAAGACTGTTAGTGGATATGTTAAAGACCTTAGAACTAATGAAGATGCTTCTTATATTCCTAACCAAAAAATTTGGGATATTGCAGCATACAATGAAGCTCAAGAAACAGCTTGGGAAGAATTCAAAGTTCAACACGTTCTTATCGTTGGTAAAGATGCTTTAACGAGAACTGGTTTAACTGGTGAAGGACAAGCTAAGATGTATGTTAAACAAAAAGGTTCAGCAGGTGTTCTAGACCCTATCGACCAAAGACAATCTATCGGATTTAAAATCAATTCTGTTGGTTTTGGTTCAACAAGATTAGAAGCTGTAGTAGATTATGTTTGTGTACCAACACAAGTAAACTTACTATAGGAAGGATGATATAAATGGCAAGAACAACAGATGCAGTTGAAAGAGCTGCTACTAAAGAAATGTTAGAAGCAACTAACAAAAGACGTGAGTTATTCAAATATTACAAAAATGAGGAAAAAGTGGATATGTACCTTTCACCAACATACCAACCGTATTTTGGTAAGGTAATGCGTGTAACTATAAATGGAATAAGTATTTATTTCCCTGTAAATGGTAGCACACACAAAATTCCAAAAACATTTGCTGATGAAATAACTGCAAGACGTCTTAAAGTTGATGAAATTATAACCAAACAAGCGAAGATGGCAGATATTCCAGTAAACATGGATACTGCTACTCCAGGAGACACACAACTTTTTTAAGATAAATACAAAAGGGGATAATTATACTACGGTACAGTTATCCCCTAAAATTTTATAAGGAGTGATTATAATGAGCGATAAAAGTTGTCCGATAAATCAATGTAAAAGAATAAATATGTATGTTGACTCTCAAGGAATTATGAGAGCAAATAAAGATTTAGTTAAAAACTATATTCCTACTCCACTTCCAACTTTAGTAGGAAAACCAGAACGTATTACAGCTTTAGATGTTCGTATTACTGCTGATGAAGCAGAATTAACACCATCAGAAAAAGTTTATACAATAACATATAATGCTAATGATGGTACAGGAGCTCCTTCAGCTCAAAATAAAGTTGAAGGTACTACTTTAACATTAAGCAGCACAACACCTACAAGAACAGGATATACGTTTAATAGTTGGAACACTAGAGCAAATGGAAGTGGAACATCATATGCTCCAGGTGCAACATATGCTATAGATGGTAATGCAACATTATATGCACAGTGGACAATAAACACTTATACTATAACTTATAACGCAAATGAAGGAACTGGGGCACCAGCAAACCAAACAAAAACTTATGGTACAGATTTAACATTAAGTTCTACAGTACCAACAAGAGAAGGTTATACCTTTACAGGATGGAATACTGCTGCTAATGGTAGTGGAACAAGTTATGCTGCTGGTGGCACATATAGTGCTAACGAAGCTGCTACACTTTATGCTCAATGGACACTAACAACTTATACTGTATCTTTTGATGCAAACGGGGGTACAGGAACTATGGCTGATGTTACTGGTGTATTAGGTAGTTATGAATTACCTGCTTGTACTTTTACAGCACCAGCTTCTAAAGAATTTAAAGCTTGGAGTGTTGGTGGATCTGAAAAAGCAGTAGGTGTTGCTATAGAAATTACAGCAGATACTACTATTACAGCAGTATGGCAAGATGCGTAAATTATAATAGAGGTGATAAAGATGGAAATAGCTAAGATTTGTGATCTTATAAATCAATCTTTAGCAGGAGAAATGCTTAAAGCTGATGAATTAATGTTATATATGGATAAAGTTATAGATGATATTAATAATCAACTTAATGCTAACTATCCTACCTTTAGTGAATATACTGAAGAGTTTTTTCCTGATTATCCTAACTATAATGTTTTCCCAGACAAATACATCAGAAGTGTTGTTGTTCCTGGGGCAGCATATAATTTCTATAAAGTTGATGAAGAGGGGAACAATACGGCTCCCCTCTTTCGTCAAGAATATCAAATGAACTTGTTTTATATGACTAGGGATATGATGGAAATGGTACCTCCACGTTTTAAAGGTAGGTGCGATGGTTATACAAAAATTAATTCAGAATCTCTCGATGTGGAGATGAAGACACTTTTATAAGGAGGTGTTTTAATTGTACGAAGATTGTGTTGAAAAATTTAATTGTAATAGATATCCAGGGCATTGTTCTCCAGCGTGTTATAGACCTATAGGTCAGCATAACGAGCCTGGAGTTAATAGTTATAAATGTTGTACTTGTTTCCCAGAAGTTGTTGAAGTGTTCCCTATGGATAGAATCTGGGAAGGACCAGCAGGTAGAGATGGTAAAGATGGAGCTAGTCTTGAATTTGCTTGGGAAGGTACAAGGCTTAAAGTAAGAGTTAAAGGTACAGAGGAGTGGATTTATTCTACTTCTTTATTAGGTATGCAAGGACCTAAAGGAGACACTGGAGAAAAAGGTGAAACTGGTGCAATAGGTCCAAGAGGTTATACAGGAGCTCCAGGTCAAGATGGGGATCCTGGTGCTGATGGTAACGGTGTTGATTATGTAGAATTACACAGTTCTTCAGGAATTGTTAAAACTTATAGAATGCACTTTACAGATGGGACTTATTTTGATTTTACAGTTACAGATGGAATTGATGGAATAAATGGGCAAGATGGTGAAGGTGTCGTAGAAGGTGGCACAACAGGTCAAGTATTAAAGAAAAAATCTAATGATGATTTTGATACTGAGTGGGTTGATTATGCTTACGATGATTTAAGTGGTAGACCTAAGATAAACAATATTACATTAAGCGGCAACAAAAGTTTATCTGATTTAGGTATAAAACAAACTTATAATAAGACTGATGTAGGTTTAGGCAATGTTGATAACATACGTCAATATTCAGTAAATAACCCACCACCATATCCTGTAACTTCAGTAAATGGTAATACTGGAGCTGTAGTCATTGATACACACGATGACTTAATACCAACACAAGCTAGTTCTAGTAATAAACTAGCAACTGAAGGTTTTGTAAATTCCACAGTAGCTACTTCTACTGCTACTTTTAGAGGAACTTATGATAGCTTGGTAGAACTAGAACAAGTAAGTGCAGACGAAAATGACTATGGCTTTGTTGTTGACGTAGATAGTGATGGTAATACTGTATATAACAGATATAAATATGCTAGTGGTACATGGACATTTGAATATGCCTTAAACAATTCTTCATTTACTGCTGCACAATGGGAAGCAATACAGAGTGGTATAACAGATAATTTGGTAACTAAATTACAAGGTATTGAAGCTGGTGCAGAAGTAAACATAGTAGAAGGATTAAAGATAGGTAATGTAACACAGCAAGTATCAAGTAAAATAGTGCAAATAAATCCTGATACTACCCCAATGCAAGGTAGTAATAATGTAATAGACAGTAATGCAGTATATGAGGTAGAAAAGTTATTACCAACAGATAGAGAAAGTGGAGAAAATGTTGATATAGACAATGCACAACCATATAAAGTATTAGATGTTGTTGCAGATGGGAAATATCAACAGAATACTACTACTGGAAAGAATTTATTTAATAAAAATGATAGTGGTATAAACAATGATAAAAGGATAAGCACTGGTACTGGTTCGGTTTATACATCAAATGGTTATTCTTCAAGCCCATATATTGAAGTAGAAGCAAATACAAGATATACACTAACTTCTGGCATATCTTCTTATTATTGTTGGTATAACGAAAATAAAGAAAAGATCGTTGGTGGTACGTGGGATACTGGCAACTTTAAGACAAGTTATGAAGATGCCAAATATGTAAGATTTGACTTTTCTACATCAGATATAGATTCTGTAATGTTTGAACAAGGATCTGAAGCCTCTCCATACGAGCCATATACAGGAGGGATACCTTCTCCTAATCCAAACTATCCACAAACTATAACTACAATAACTAGTATGACATGGAATAGGTGTGGAAAGAATTTATGGTCAAGTGAATGGGAACAAGGCAAAATAGATGGTACAACTGGGCAAAATGCAGCTTCTAGTGTTTCGGTGCGAACAAAAGGTTATATAGCAGTACAGCCTAATCAACATTATTCTATACAAAGAAGTATTACAACTCAATATATTCAGGTTAGAGGTTATAATAAAAATAAAACTTTTTTAGGTACTGGCAGCGATGTGTTAGATTTGATATACGGTCAAACGGCAGGCAACCCAATGAAAGCAGATGATAGTAATTGCATAATATCACCTAAAGAGGGTGTATATTATTTAAGAATTAATGATGTTTCTAATGATTTATCAACTAAATATATGATGGTTAAAGGAGATTACCAATCAGGTTTAGTTTATGAGCCATATAATGGTCAAAGCATTGAAGTAAATTTAGATGGTAATGAAGTATGTGCTACTGATACAATAAAAGACAAACTATTGGTGGATAGATATGGTAATGTGGCATTACAGAAGAATGCTGGGAAACACACAATATCAACAACTACTAGTTCTGTAACGATAAATGAAATGGCAAGTAATGGAGAATTTGTATCAACTGTTGGAGGCACTATTAGTGGAAAAACAATAACTTTCTTGTCTAGTGTTTCGAGTGGAACTATTTATTATGAATTAGCAACTCCTACTATAATATCTTTACCAAAACTATCTGTATTACCTTCTACTTTAAAAGGTATAAATCATATATGGGTAGATACAAATCTAGCTACAACAGATATAGAAGTAGAGTATGTAGAAGATTTATCTTTAGCTATTCCTACTTCTGTAACAGACTTAACAGACGGAGCAAATTATGTAAAGAATACTGATTATGCGACAAATAACATTGCTGGTGTTGTAAAATGGGCAGATATATTTTTTACAAATGTTAATAATACGGGGCAATTACAAGCAAAAGAAAAAACTTATGCACAATATAATAGTGCTAGTAATAGTGCATTTATTGGTAAAGGTACATTAGAAAATGTATTAGCAGAACGTATAGGCACAATAGAAACTGCATTAACAACACTAGATGTCGGAAGTGGGGTGTAAAGTATGAGTATAGCAGATAGAATAAGCTCAATGGCAAGTAATCTCTCTAGTGCATATGGTAGAATAGCATATTTAGGAGTAGATACATCTTCAATAGATAAAAATATGCAAAATCTTTCTACTGTATTAGACACTGTTTACAATGATTACCCTAAAGTATCTGATGAAGGAATAAGCCCTTCTTTAAGCGGCACTAAAGTAGGTAGGTTATCTAGCACATTAAAAGGGAATACTTCCCAATATACCACCACAGGCAAACAGTTGTTTAATGCTAATGATATAGGCATTCAAAGGACTGCTACAGTAATAGTAAGTAAAAAAAATATTATTACTGTAACATCTACTGATGCTAACTCCAATGGCGGTGGTTTATGGAATGTACCTGTAACACAAGGGCAAGAAATCACAATAAGTTATGGAGATATGATGGCTAGTAGTACATCTAGTAATCATTCCGTAAGATATAGATTTAGCGACCACCCATATAATTCAAGTACAGATACTTGGGACTGGGGAACAACAATAGACAGAACGAGTAAAACAGTAACAGTAATGGCTACTGAACAATATTTACTTTTAATGATAAGAACAGCTAATGGAGGTACTAATATAATAAGTGATTTGATGGTAAGACCAGCGAGTGTAATTGATGACACATGGGAACCATATACGGGAGGTGTTGTTTCGCCTACCCCCAATTTTTCGCAAGATATAAATGTAATTAAGGAAGAAAACGAGGTTGCTACTTATAGTAAAAACTGGTTGCCACCTTTTGCAACTGATACCCAAAAAGATGTTACTGTATCTCAAAGTGGCACGACAGTAACAATCAATGGATTATCAACAGGAAGTGCCTCAATTTCTAAAACATATTTTACTTTACCTGCTGGAATGTATAGATTTACTACAAAATATAAAAGTGGAACAATAGACGGTCCAATACAACTATTTATAGATGATGCTTTAACCACAAATAGAGTAGCAGGAATTTTATTTCAATCTACTGACTATACGGATAATAAGTCAGTAGGTATCTCGTTAAGCCAAACAACTAACGTGTATTATAGAGTGTATGTAGGTGGAAGTAATAGAACTTATGATAATTTTAAATTTGATATGCAAATTACAAGAGGGACAATGACAGATTATAATTTTGCTGAATATCAACCAGTAGGCATATTCCCTGTAACACTACCAACAGGTATGGAACTATGTAAAATAGGAGATTACCAAGATAAATTATTCAAAGCTGTCATAGGCGATACAATATATGACAGTTTAACATCAGAGCAAAAAGAAGGATTGATTAGTGGTGGGTGGTATAAGTATGCAGAAGTAGGGAAAGACACGTTGACTGGAGCTGATACATCTGCTTATACTTGGCGTAAATCAACCACAACTGATATGGACAGATTTATCTGTGATTATGGCACAAGAAATAAATATGTCGAGCAATACGCAAATAGTTTATGCAACTACTTTACTACTGTAACTAGTTCTACTCAATATGCTATTGGTAATTGGCGTAATAATGCTACCTATCAATTTGTATTTAATTTTAGTGAATATGGCACAACAACATTAGAACAATGGAAAACATGGTTATCAACACATAATGTTGTTTTATATCAGCCGTTGATTACTCCTACAATAACCCAAATAACAGACGTTACTCTAATATCTCAACTTAATGCTTTATATAATGCAATGAGTTATAACGGACAAACTAACATACTACAAACTAATGCAGACCTTCCATTTATCATTTCAGCTAGTGCATTGAAAGGAGAATAAATAAGTGTGTAATGAAACACAAGATACAGAAAACAATTAGACTGTAAGACGTTGAACAATAAGGAAGTGAATAAGAACAGACGTGGCTATGGGAGGGTACTTCAATGGCTAAAAAGAAATTGAAACATCGCATGAAACGAATAACCAAAAATCAGATAACAAAGAAACATTTAAGAAGTGGTTCAAAAGAAGTAAAACGTATCTTATTGATACAAGACGCACATTGTGATATTTGCGGAAAAAGTTGTGATAATCTTCAGCTCCACCACAAATATTACATTAGGTTCGGGTTTAGTACTAGGTCTGACCGCTGTTGCCTTTTGTGTAACAGATGTCATAAGCTCTTGCATGAAAAAACTGATAACTATGTAAACAGACTTTTTTCTCAAAACCCTAACACAGACTTTAATGCGGTGTACGAACAAATCAAAAGACAACTTCAAACACAACTCCATATTCCACCTTGAAATATAGGTGGAATTACTTTACATTTCTTTTAGAAAATGTTATAATACTCCTAGAAAAATAAAGGAGGTAATAACAATGAGTGTAATTCCTAATGTAGACGATTATGGTGTTAACTTAATTGAACTAAGAGATAGGGCTATTGCTGAAGGTAAGACAGACCATGCAGCTGCTTTTACTGGTGCAATAGAAGAAGCTATTGCTGGAAACAAAGAATGGTATGAAAGAATTTGTAAAGATATCGCTTTTATGGTAGCTAATACAGGAATGGATGCTTTAAGAATTGATCCGAACCACATACAAAAAATTGATGCTTGTGCAGAGGGCACTTGTAAACTATAGTAATATAGCACACTTTTAGTGTGCTATATTATTACATAATTGGAACATATTATAGATTGTCCTTTATTGTTATGTGCGTTACAATAAAGTAAGGAGGTAGTTAATATGTTTCCAGATTCTAAATTTATAATTAAACAATTTCCTGACTTTGAAAACATTGTAATTATTCCTTTATTTGATGAACATATAGGTTCAGCAACACGTCTAGAAGATAGATGGAAAACTATAAAAGAATATTTATTAAAAACCCCTAATGCTTTTTGTGTAATAGGTGGGGATATGATAAACAACTCTATTATAGGGAGTGTTGCTTCTCCTTTTGATGATGTACTTACTCCAGCACAACAAAAAGAACAACTCTACAATGAGCTAAAAGATTTAGCTAAAGCTAATAAAATTCTTTGTGGAGTACCAGGGAATCACGAGTTAAGAAATAATAAATACACTGATTGCAACCCTTTGTATGATGTATTTTGTAGACTCAATATAGAAGATTTATATAGAGAAAGTAGATGCTATTTAAAGCTCTATGTAGGTAGCTCAGGTTCTAGAAAAAGAGGTACAGTTTATTTAGGTGTTATAACCCATGGTACTTTTACAGGGAAAACTGGAGGGTTAGTATTAAATAAGCTCTCTCAGTTTGCTGATTGTTTTGAGGGAGTTGATTTTATAATTGTTGGTCATGCACATAATCCTGCACATGACAGACCTTGTAAAACAGTTATAAACCCCTATGCAAATACAACATCTGTTAAAGAAACGCTTATTGTTTCTGCATCTTCAGGAATAGGGCAAGAGAAATACGCATTAAAAGGAAATATAAGACCTACAAAGAATAATATACAATATATAACTTTATATGACACTAATAATAAATCTAAGAAAATGGAATATACAGATTAGGAGGTACTTATGGCTGTTGTAAGAGTTTCATTTAAAGATATTAAAAATCTAGATATAAAGCTTTTTAAGAATGGTAAAACAGGTTCTGAAATTAGAAATGAATATAGCCCAGACTATCTTATGAATTTAGCTTTATACGATATGGCTTCTAAAGAAAATATAGTTCTTATGGAAGATGATAATAAAGCTTCAGGATATTTATTCTCTGAGTATGGTATAGGTATCACAAATAAGAATACACCTATTTGGTGCACATTTTATGATGCCAGAGTAGATGACAGCGTAGTAGATTTTGTAGGAGGAGCTCCAACATTAGTTGTTGATTCTAAAGTAAACATCCTCTGGGGAAATAAAGTTTCTACTCAGATACAAGGAAGACATATTAGAACTGCATTAGGATACAATGCTACAGAAATGATTTTATATGTATCTGAAGATGAAATTACAATAGAGACCCTAGCTAAACGTATGTTAGGTTATGGTTGTAAATACGCTATTAATTGTGATGGTGGCGGTTCTAGTTATCTTTATGCTAGACCTAAAACATATAAAAGCTCTATTAGAGCTAACCCAAGTTGGTTATTAATATATAAAAAGGAGGCTGAACAAATGTCTAAAAGATATAAGATTTGTTTAGACGCAGGGCACGGTGGTAGTGATCCAGGAGCTGTATCAGGAGCTTTCTATGAAAAAGATGTTACTTTAGAATTAGTTAATATGATAAAAAATAAATTAGCTTCTTATCCTATTGATGTTGTTTTAACTAGAGATAAAGATGAAAATATTCCTTTAGAAAATAGAGTTATTATATCTAATAAAAATAATGCAGATTATTTTATTTCTATGCACTGCAATTCTTCAGTTAATACTGCTGCTAAAGGTTGGGAAATTTATATTGTTGCTAAAGGTGGTAAAGCTGAAAAATTAGCTAATAAAATGAGAAATATAACTATGCAAACTAATGCAAGTGTTTTAAAAGATAGAGGTGTTAAAACAGCTAATTTCTATGTGTTAAAGAATACAGTAGCTCCAGCTGTGCTAGTCGAGAATGCTTTTATAAGTAACTATGATGATAGAACCAATGTATTAAAATCTAGAGAAGCTTTAAATAATCTAGCATCTTGTTATACTAAAGCAATTCTTGAAATGTTAGATATTCCAGAGCAACCTCAAATAAATACTAAAGATTATGAGTGGGCTCTTACAGTTCTTCAGGCTAATGGTGTTATTAATACTAAAGACTATTGGCTACAGAACAAAACAAAATTAGAATATTTAGAACAATTAATTATTAATATGTCTAAATATATTGAAGACAATAAATAATTATGTTACAATTTAAATGTTAGGAGTGGTGTCAAATGCAAAAAAGATGGAAAAGTAAAGCTATGTGGGCAGGTATAATAAGTGCTTTAGTATTAGCTTATAACGCTATTGCAGAAAACTTTGAATTACCTACTATAGCTGATGGTGCAGCTGAAGTTATAATTAATCTTATCTTAGCAGGTTTAACAGCATTTGGTGTTGTAAACAATCCTACAGACTCTGAAAGACTGTAAGGAGGTAATAGAAATGCCTAATAATTCAAACGATAGAAATAGACTCACAGAAGCTTTAAAAGGTGAGATTTTAGTATGGTTAATTACTTTAATTATAGCAATTATAGGAATTATGACGCCTATAATAAATTTAAATACAACAATAACAGAGCTTAATGATACTATTCAAAATTTAAATAAGCTAGTAGATAAAACTGTTTTAGAAGTTAATGATATAAACAACAGACTATTAATTGTAGAAACTCAAATGAATATGCAAAATAAGGGCTCCTAATTTTGGAGTCTTTATCTTTAGTATAGACAAATATGCTTTAATACTTTATAATAAAATTAAAGAGGTGATTTAATTGGCTTATGACTACTCATTTAAAAAGTTTTCACATCAATCTAGAATCCATTATCCTGAAGATGACTTTTCTAAAGGTATGAATTACACAGACTCACCTATTCCAGCTGGAACTTTTAAAGTTCTAGTTAATTTTGATATAGCAACAGATGACACTTCTTTAAAACCAAGAACAGGAATTATAACTAGAAAAGTAGCTATGTGTAGAAATAATAATACACTTGATAGTGCTATTAGTTCATATTTAACTGATTCAGATATTTCAGCTGTTTCAGAGGTATCTCAAAACGATAGTGATTATATAGTTACTTGTAATTTAGATAACGAAAGAGTATTTGTTTTATCAGCTTCAAAAACAAATACTAATAAATATGATATAGATATTGATACTGAGGTTTATGACCATATAACTAATGCAGGTTATGGTAGAATTAAAACATTTAATAATATTAAAATACATGATATGGAAATTACTGAGCCTATAAAAAGACAAATAGGAACAAAAGCATTTAACGATTCTTATTTTTTCTTTAGAAAAAGTAGTGCTCAAGCTACCACTTATAGTTTATATAACACATATTATAATGAAACTTATAATTATTTTGACGCTCATGCAGTAACTCCAACAGCTCTTACAGCATTAGAAGCTTCTCCAAATAAGTATAATATGCTACTCAATAATCCATATATTTTTCAAAACAGTATTGTTGCAGGAGCTTTTGTTGCTCATGGAATACTCCCTTATTTAAACTCTGACTTAGTTGTATCTCCTAAAGTTAATACAAAATATAAATTTAGTTTAAATTATTCAGCTCCTTCAAACAGCAAATACGATATTGTTTGGGAATGGAAAGATTATAATGGAACTAACTGGACAGAAATAAAAAGAGAAACTGTTAATATAGGCTCTACAGCTCCTAATATAACTTGTAATTTTGCTTCACCTATTAAAAGTTCATTACTTAGAGTTACTGTTACAGGGTATACTGGAGACACACTTAACACATACCCTGACCAAGTTATCGCTATGAGTATTAATTGTGAATCAGAAAAACAAACATCAGCATCTAACTCAACATTAAAGAACTATGACTTATCTCAAGCTACAGGAATGTGTTATTGGCAAAATAGATTAGTTCTTTGGGGGTTTAGTTCTGACCCTGTAATTATAGCTAGTGAGACTAATCTACCAGAATGGTTCCCTTATCCTAATAACTTAGACTTATTTGATGAAGAAGTTATTACCTGTATTCCTTATTTAGACTATCTTTTAGTATTTACAGCTAAGAAACTTTATCAACTAACTATGATGACTGATGGCTCAGGTTGGACTAAAACTTGTATCCAAGATAATTTAAGACTTACAGATTTTGATGCTAATTTAATTAGAACTGTAAAGAACATGGTATTTTTTAAATCTGATAACTCCTATTATATGGTAGTTCCTTCAACGTCTGCTGCTGGGATGCTTACTATAGCTCCTATTGCTAAACCTATTCAATGGATGTTAGATAATTTTAGTTCAGCATTAAAAGAGTTACTTACAAACATATATGGTTATTCAGATGTTTTTGAATTAATAGATTGTTATAGTTGCGTAGATAAAGATGATGTAATAGTAAATTATGTTCTTAAAACAAATTTAAAACAAGATAATAACCCTGTGTTATTAAATTTTGAATTAATATATAATGTTGATTTAAGAATGTGGAGAACACACATATATTGCAGCTATAGTAAATATAAAATGTTTATTCAAGATGCTACAAAGAATGGTGTTTTAGTTACTTCTACACCAGTTATAGAAGATCTCTATGACTCAGATAACGAGGAATATGTTGCTACTGAAGTTCCTATATTCCAGTTCTTTGATAAAGATGATAATATCCCTAGAGATTTCTTTATAACTCCAGGTACTGAAATTAATGATGAAACTACATTAGACGACATTAAAGAACGCTTTGAAGAATATTATTTATTTAAAAATTATCAATATCTTGATACAGGTTATAGAGCTTTAGATTATCCTAACACTAAGAAGCGTCATAGGGAATTCCAGTTTAGGTTTAATAATAAAGATGAAGCTGAATTAAAATTTGGTTTTGGATTTATGGTAGATGGAGATGAACGTAGAAGTCTTTATGAATATACTGTAGAGCGAAATGAAAACCCTGATTCAGATAGATACCAAGTTCTAGAAGTTGTTCCTCATCTTATAGAACATATAGTTGTAGAACCTATAACAGTTCTTGGATTACTTGAAGCAGGATTAAATGCTTGGACTTTAAACACGTCTCAGTTTTCATTAGGACCTTTGTTTAAAGCCAGAATAAGACTCCTTACAGGTAAGGGGTATAATAGTAAAATGGTATTACTCTCAACAAATGAAACTAACTACGAGTTGTTAGGATTTTGTTGGGTTTATAAATTAATGAATTTAAGGTAGGTGAAATGCTATGGAATTTATTCCTATGTATGTTGATGAATCACAGAATAAAGAGCCAGGAGATATAATTAAAAACACAGATTGGAACAACCTATTTAATTTATTAATGACTCAGGGAAATCACAATACAGATGCGTTACTAGAAATAACTCAAACTTATCCAACTACTGTACAAATGGATTTAGCAATAGCTGAAAGAGTTGCTGAAATTGGTGCTGGAGATATGGCTAAAGCAGTTTATGATACTAATGAAGACGGAGTTGTAGACTTAGCAGAAACAGTTGTTGATGATGGAATAACAACTCCAAAAATATTAGATGGTGCAGTAACTGAAAACAAATTAAGTGAGTTTCTTTTACAATATATACAAACAGCTTATACAACAGCTATGGATAAATCTAGAGTAAAGTTTGGTAAAATATCTGATTTAACTCCTAGCTCTACAGAACAAGGAGCTACTACTGATAAAATACCTGTTAATAAATATAAAACTTATAACATAGGTTTCACTCCATCTATTTTAATTATTTTTAGTGTCGAGATTACTAGAGGTTCCACATCTAGTGCAAGAGTTCTTTCTCCTAGTTTTATGAAATACTATGATGGAACTTACAATCAATACTATTTTCATGGTGGTGTTGCTTATCCAAATAATATTATTTGTAATGGCTTTCCTATAGAACAAAGTTCTGAAGAAATTTTTAGAATTGTTTCAAATGGTTTTAGAACACACGAATATGATAAACACAATTCTAGTGATTATACGATTTTAAATATTGATTTTAGTGATTCTTATTACCTAGCTATAGGTTAATGGAGGTGAATAAAGTGGCAAATAAAACAGATGAAAGTATTTATAGTCAAGGAAATACTGTTTATGCAGGAGGAGTTCCTATAGGAAAAGTCGGAACAGCTGTTGCTAATAATGGAGGAGCTGGTTCTGGTAGTCCTACAGGAGGTAGCCCTGCTAGTGGAAGTGGTTCAGCTGACCCAGATGCTGGGCTATCTATGGATGCTTATAGAGCCAAATATGGTGTCCCTTCAGGTGGAGGTGGAAGCTCTGGGGGATACTACAGGTCTACAGGAGCTAAACAACCAGATAGAACTGGGTATCTTAGGAGTGCTAGAGAGTTAGGTAAACTGTATGACATCAATTATGATATGGATGCTATACGACAAATCTATGATAATGCAACTGAAGCAAAGTATAACTTACTTCGTAAAGAACTTCAGCAAGGAGAGAACACATTTTATTCAAATCAAGCTAATGCAAATGCTACTTTATTAGACACTCTCAGAAAAGCCACTTCTTCAGCTATTGCTACAGGAGCTAGTCGTGGATTAGCTAGTGCAGAACAACTTGGATTAATGATGGAACAACAACAGTCTATTGTTGATGAAGCAACTCAATTAGCACAAGAGAGAGCTAATATGGCAGATAAGATAGCTCAAGAAAAGGCTGAAAACATTGTAAATGCTATGGAATATAGTGATGAATTAAAGAGAGCTCTTGCAGGAGTTAGTTCAAATGTTTACTCATCTGATACTCAATATGATGTTGGCTTATTAGACTTCTATAGTAAGCTAAGAGAAGTTGAAGCTTCTTTATATAATACAGATGTTAATAAACAAGTTCAAGACGATGCTCGTAATGAAAATGCAAGACAATTTGATGAAAAATTAGCTTATGATAAAGGCAGAGATGCTGTTACTGACCAACAATGGGCAGACACAATGGACTTTAATAGATGGGCTAAACAAGGTGATTGGGATTCTGCTGCTGCACAAACTGCTGCTCAAATAGAAGCTGCTAGAATAAATGCTGCTGCTTATTCTAGAGGTAGCGGAGGAAGTGGTTATGATAGATGGACTTGGCTTGATGATTTAAGAGACGCTGAAAGAGTAGAAAAAGAAGCTTATGCCGCTGGAAATGTTTCTTTATATATTGCCGCTAGAAGACAGCAAACTCAAGAAGATTATGATAAAATTAAAAAAGATATTGACAGTGATCCTAATTTCCCTGGTTCAAAAGCTTGGCAAAAAGCTCAAGAAAAAGCTATTAAAGAACAAACAAAACAATTTAAAAAACAACAATCTATTCCAGCAAAAATAACTTCTACAATGGATAATGTTTTTAGTAATTCCCAAAACAGGGACACGCTCTATTTAAAAGAATATCTTAATAATTTACAAGATCTTCAATCAATAGTAAACCAAGCATCAAAAAAATAATGAGTTGAAAATAAAATTCATTAAAAGGAGATAATATTATGGCTAGTTTTACATCACCAAAAAGTTTTACACAGCCTATAGCACCTACACAACCAACTCCATTTACAGCACCTGTAGCACCTAAATCTTTTACTCCAAACGCTTCAGGATATACTTTACCGAGCTTACCTAGTGTACCATCATTACCTTCATTGGAATCGTTAAATAGTTTACCTTCTTTACAGAGTTTACGAAGTTTATCTACAGGAGCTAGTCAACAGACTAGCTCTGTTAGTAATTATGAAAATACAGAAAAAATAAATTCATTAGCAGATGTTGCTTATAACATTATTAATAGGTTCTTACCAGATAACTTTCCAGGAAAACACATTATTGAAAGAGACCGTGATTATGGTATATTAGAAAATATTGCAAAGGTCGGAGATTTTATATCAGGTCCTTTAAATCTTGGAAGTGCTTCTTTAGATCTAGCAGACCATATTATATCTCAGACAATTATTCCTATCTCTAAAGGTAACTTTGCTATGGCTGGAATCAATTTCTTACAAGATATGGGAGAAACTTTAGATATAGCTGCTAATCCTGTTAAAGGAATGATTCTTGAAACCTATCATAATGGACCTTCAGGGATAGCAAAAGGGTTGTATAAAGGAACTATAGGTAGAACAAACTATGAATTTGATACAGGCTATGGAATACTTGACCTTATACTAGAGGTTGTTGTAGACCCATTTAACTGGATTAGCTTTGGAGGAAAGTCTGCTTTATCTGAAGGAGGTAAAATAATAGGAGGTAAGCTTGATGATATTGCTAAAACTTTTATTAAAGATGGTAAGAATATTTTTGCGAGGGAAGCTATAGACGCTACTTCAGACGCTGGTAAAACTTTATTTAAAAATTTAGTTAAAGAAACTACTGAAGGAATCGAAAAACAAGGATTAGATGCTTTAGCAGATATAATAAAAGCAAATGGTGCAGATATCTTTACAGAAGAATTCTTAGATGCTTTATCTAGTTCTGCTATTAAAAGCTTAAATGAAATGGATTCAATAAGTTTTGCTGTATCTAAAGGGCTTCTTAAAATATCCACAGTTACAGAGCCTTTGCAAGTTTATTTAACTAGAGCTGCTTGTTGGAGTAGCTTAATCCCTACACCATATTTAATTAAACAATTTAAAAAAGTTCCTGGTATCCAAAATGTTATGACTGTTTTATCAGACCATGCTTTTAAAACTATGCAGATTGTAACTAGGACTGAAGACCCATTAGATATTAAATATATTACTAAAACTTTATCTAAAAAAGAAAACATCAAAAAAGAATTTGATATATTCCAAAAAGGTTTAAATATGACTGATTTAATGGAAGAAGTTCCTTATTTAGATATTGAACAAGCTTTTTCAGACAGTGTTCAAAACAAACTTTTAGGGATTAGAAATATCTTAAAAGATAATATAGATTTAACAAATAAAAAGAGTACAGCACAGATAATAGCAAACTTACTTCCAGTTGATGAAACAAAAATAATTAAAAAAGCTTTAAATACGTTTGCTAAAAATGGAGATGCTTCAGGGCTGATTGTAGAGTTAACTAAATTAGGATATGCTGGTAATGATATATATGATTATATTAAAAGTATAATAAGCCAAAAATCTAAAATACTCAACAATTTAAATACAATTTATACTGCACAGTTTGCTAAAGAAGGTGCAGAAGTTTCAGAAAAATTAATAGGTAATTTTGATTTTATTAATAAGTTATTTGAAAAAGAAACTGATGACTTAATAGAGTTAGTTGAGTTAGCTAAACAAAAAGAAATTACTACTGCTCTTTTAGAAAATCTTGCAAAACAAAATCCAGAATTTAAACAATTAGCTTATGATTTAGTATTCCAGTATAACTCAAATAAAAGATACTATGACACAAAACTTGAACAACTTACTAATCTTCAGGAAATTTATAATAAAGCTCTTATAGCTTTTAATAAAAATTCAAAACCTGATGCTTTACAAAACTCTAAATTAATCCAAGATATAATAGATACTTTAATTAATAAGTCTAAAGCTTATTATAAAGATATTGATATAAATGTATTAATAGAGTCTTTAAGACAAATTAAAACAAAAATAGCAAATAATGAATTAGTTGATGCAGTGCTTGATAGACGTATTTTACCAGCATTACAAGGAGCATTAGAACCTTTCAGAAAAGAGCTTGAAGATGTAAACAAAATTATAACAGCTTCTAAAGTAGCTAGTATAGTTCAAGACACTCCTCTTAAATTAATATCTAAATTAAGAACAATGAGTGACGATATTGCAGACCATTTAAAAGAATTTTATATATCTCTTAAAATTGATACTCCTAAAAATAAAAATATAAAATCTTATGAACGTCTTGTAAATAACTATTCTCAAAAATTTTTAGATACTTTAGAACAAAATAAATATATAAAAACCTTGTCAAAAATTTATGACCCTTCAAAAAATTTAGTAGACGATGTTTTTGATATGCTAGATAATATTAAACATTCTGCACAAAGTAAAGATTTTGGAAAAGCTGATAGTTTAATTAGAGAACTTACTAATCTTGTAAGTGATAATGAAGCTAAAGCTGTATTTTTAAGAGATGAAGTTTTACCTAGAATTGCTAAAAACTACACAGGAGCTCAAACTTATTTAAAAGAATCTGAGAAATTACAACAAATAATAGATACTCTAAAAGCTAAACAACTAAGTTATAATGTAGTTCTTGAAAAAGAATTAAGTGAAAATAACTCAGGTTTATTTAACTTAGCTAAAGCTGTAGAAAAATCTAGAAATAATATTGCTATGGCTAAAACTTCAGGAACTTATGAACTTGCTACAGATGCAGAGTTTAATGACTTCTTTAATAAATTCTTTAATCCTACAGAGACAACAGAAGCTGTTTCTAAAAACTTAGATGAACTAATAGAGAGTCCTTTGTTTGATGCACAAAGCGATGTATTTGGAGGATCATACAAAACTGAAAACCTTAAATTAGTGTATCCTGAACCTGAAGAAGCATCTAAAGCAATAGAAACAGTAACGTCTACAACAGGAGGAGGTTTCTATACAAACCTTCCTGGTCGTATAAAAGAAAACTATATGTATTTACAATGGTATAACGAACAAATACAACAAGGAATAAAATTAAGTACTGTAGAAAAACAAGAAGTTATTGGATATATTGAAGAACTTCAACGTGATTTAAATAGTTTTGTTGGTGCTTTAGATACTAAACAATTAAAAGAAGCAAGTTCAGAACTTCCTACAAAAGGAATTAAACTTATTAATTATGATGAAGATTTTGATAATCTTATCAAGGCTTTCAGTGATGAGCCGATAGAAAAACTTATAAATCCTAAAAAGGACATTATACAAGATGCCTCAGCACCAAAAAAATTAATTACTCCAAAAGAGTATTTAAAAAGCTATTTAGATAATACAGATAATTCTGAAAACCTTATTGCTGTTGCTACAGATTATTATAATATTGATTTAAATAAACTAATTAATGACTCTTTAAATGGAAAACAAATCTCTAAACAAGAATTACAAACATTAAAAGATGTTCGTTCAAAAATATTAAAATATTCTGGAGATGACAGAAGAAGCTTTATAGACTCCTTATATAAAGCTTATCACACAAAACATCCTTATTTTACCTATGACAATAAACTAATAGAAGAACTAAATGAAGCTTATAAGAGACTGCAAGATGTTAAAATAAAAGATAAATCTAATATGCTTTTACCTTATACAGAAGCTAAGGCATCAGCTGAAAATGTTTTAGATTTCTTTGGAGAATTAAAAATAGGTGTAAGTAAAAACCAATTAATTCGTGCAGAGTTAGGTGATAAGGTTTATATTACAGGTACAAACAAAGCTATATCTTTAAGAAATGCTTTTATGGATAGCCAAGGTATAAGCCCTATAATAGACTCTCTATTAAATCCTGAAGGAGTAGATTCCAAAACATTTAAAGCTATAGTACAGCATATAATGGAAACTAGCCAAGATGTAGGTTTTAAAGACGCTGCACAAGAAGCTTTAGTATTTATGCAGAAGTTTCAAACTTTAAGAAAATTCTTTGTAGATGTTGTAGAAGACCCTACTTTAAAAGATTATGCTGATAAGCTTATAGACTCCTTAGTTAAATATGACAAAATATCTTTTTATGAATTTTATGAAAACTTTGATTATCATGTTAATAAGATATTTGATAATGCAGATATAGGGATAAGATCTTCTACACAAGGTATATCTTTATCTGTAGATAATTTAACAAAGAATTATTCTGGTAAGTTAAAACAAGGTTTAGCTTCTAGTAAAATGTCTAAAGCTTATGAAACTTTTTCAAAAGAAGAAAAAGAATTCTTTGAACAAATGGCTACCTCAGGAGAAACGCACAATGCTATAGATGACGTAAAATTAGAAGAATTATTAATTAGACTATCAGACGAGCTTAACGAAGCTAACGGATACACAATGACTGATTCTTTAGGTATAGGTGGTGAAAGAGTCTTCTTAAATGAAAATGGTGGAACATATTGGACTATGGATATAGAGACTTTAAACCTCTCAGACAATACAGGTATCCCAGAATTTGCTGCAAAACAATTTGGTAATAATAATCATAATGTAAATTATAAACTAATTAATCCTAAAAAAGCTGATGGAACTTATACCTGGTATCCTCCTCTATCTACAGTGTACACCAAATTTAAAGATGATATAGATGCTGGTATATTAAGTTTATCAGAAGCTAGAATAAAATATTGTGAGCTATTTGACCCAGCTTTAGTTAAAGACCCTAATACCAAACTATTAGACGAAAAAATTATGGCTTATTATATTAATGACTTTTTTAATAATATTGTTAAAAACAATGACACTGTTATAGGACACAATATTCAAAACTTTGATATACCTAGAATACAGAAGTATCTATCTAATATTAATGAAAAATATGGTACAAAATTTGGTATACAGGGAGCTCCTACAAAATATATGTTTAAAGACTCCTATCAAGATATGTTAAATGTTTTATCGCCTAGTGTGTTTACTCCAGAAGTACGCCAAGCTTTTAAAACTCATATAAGTTTATTACTTCATTCTATAGATAATCCAGACTTACTAACATCTAGTTTCTTTAAACCTGTAAGTGCTAGTGATTCAAAAAATATTATTGAATTTGTTTCATTATTACAAAATAATTTAACAAAGGAAGAATTAACAAAAGAATTCCCAGATATAGTTGAAACACTAACACAGCTTAAAGGTAAAATAAATGATTATATAGATATAGATGAAACAAGAGCTTTAAGAGACAACGCAATATTGTTTAGCAAAAAATCTTTAGAAGATGTTGAAGTACAAAAAATTTATAAAGAATATATTCAACAAGCTATTAAAGACATCCAACTTAAATTATTTAATTATCCTGACCCACTAGAAACACCGAAGCTAGTTAAACAACTAAACATTCTTGAAAACTTATATAATAGCACAAACATAGCTATAAAAGATGGAAAAATATTTAATCTAGAAACACAACAATTTATTAATCCTGGAGCTTTAAATGGAATTCCTATAGGCTATTATAAAGTAGGAGACACTCTATTAATCAATGATTTCTTTGATTATAAAGCTATTACAGATGTTTATAAAGAAGGTATGACTAGAGCTAAACTTGAATCTTTACAGCAAATGTCAGAAGCTATGAATAATATAGTTAATAATATTAAACGTGTTCAATTACTACAAGACAACGAAGAAGAACTAAAACAAGCTCTAAACCAGCTTATAGATTTCTACAGAACAAACCATATTCCAATAAACAACTTAGACTTTTTAAGAACTGAAGAATTAGATATAAGATATTTATTTGCTGAAACAAAATATTTATATGATAGATTAGACTATTTAGGTAAAACAAATATCTCAGAACTAGAAGGTTCTATGTCTACTCAAGTATTGGATTTACTGGAAAACTCACAAAAAACTCTAATGAAAGATTGGAAAGACGACCCTCTAGAATATTTTGTAGATAAATATCTAGAAAAAACTATAGATAGCAAAGACATAGCAGTAAAGAATTTTGAAAGACGCCAAAAAGATTTTAAAGATTTAAAAAACAATCTACAAGCTTTTGCACAACTATCTAACTCTGAAGGTTTAGTAACAGCAGTTAATGATAGAATAGCTAGTCAAGCAGTACCTCTAGAAAACCTGCTAGAAGAAATACGCCACATCCTTCAGGACACACCAAACGTAGAAAGTCAAAAAGCATTTATAAGATGTATGCTTGACACTTCTGAATCTTTAGACGCTGTAAAACTAAAACAATTATCAGAGTTAGCTCCAGAAGATTTATTAAATGTATTATGCTTCCAATCTAATGGAGTAATAACATTTAATAGAAGCTTTGCTAATAGTTATGATGAAGCTATTTTTAAAAACTTCATAGATAATAAAAAAGCATTAGAAGATGTTGGTATTAAAATAAAACACAATAAAGATACAGGATTAACATTTATCTATGCTTCTAAAGATGTAGAATTTAAAGTAGCTTCTGCATCAGATACTGGAGAAGCGATATATGAACTAAACGGTAAAACTGTAAATTTATATAAACTAGAGAATATAGATCTTGGAGAAAGTTTTAGAAGTAAATTAATAGAACAAAAAATTAAGTTAAAAGATATAGATGGTTTAATTGATAAACTATCTAAAGCACAACAATCTATAGATAGAGTTTCTAGTTATGCAGCTTCAGGAAGTAACTATGAAGTTATAGGTAGGTCGTTTGTTGAGTCTTTACCTAGTGCTTTACCTAAAGAAGTTGTAAACGATATGTGTACTTCAGATTTCTTAAATGATGCTTTGTTTACACACGCTAGATTTAATATGACTTACTTTGGAGATAAAGCATTTAAAAAACAATTTAATGCTTCAGCTAGTTCAGATTTAATTGAAAACTTAACAAATAGTTTTACTAGAACAGTAAAAAGTGCTACAGAAAGATTTCATTATATAGATTGGGTAATGAATAGTGGATATAGCTTTGAAGAATTTGCAAATTCCTGTAAAAATTTAGGAGAACTCACGGAAACGCTCGAAAAGCACCCTGAATTCACTTTAGGTGCTATTATGAAAGATGATAAGGGGAACTATGTTTTAAGGCGTTTAACGGTCAATACGGAAGCCGATTTAGAAAGAGCTAAACAATTTGGAGCTAAATTATACTTTGATAATGTTTTTGTTAAAATGGAAGGTGCAATTAATTTTGAAGATTGGGCAACAACTAGTCCGTTCTTAGATAAATATTCAAATTTAGTAAGAACTTACAAAAAAGGTTATTTAATGTCTATAGGTTTCCATGCTAGAAATATAATTGATACTTTCCAAAGAAATGTTATTCTTGCAAATGGTAATCCTATAGAAGCTGTTAAACGAACAATGCAATCTTTCAAAATATATAGCAACTATAATGAAGCTATTAAGATGATGCTAGATTGGAATAAAACCCATTCTGGAATTCTTACAAGAGATAGAGCTTATGAATTATTAGAGTTTCAACCACAACTATTTGAACACATTAAAAATTTAGATGGCTCAACATTCTCTAAAGCTGATTTTGATTTTGCACATTCAATATTAAATGAGGGAGCTTTTATAGGAGAAGTTAGATCTTGGCAAACTTATAAAGACTTTATGAAATATAATAAAAATAATAATATTAAGTTTGAAAATACTAAAGAGTTTGCAGAAGCTTACGATATGTTTACAACTCAAAAAATTTATAAAGGCTTTTTAAGACAATTTGGAGAAGACACTGAAAACATCCAGCGTCTTGCAGGGTATTTAATACTAGCTGATAATGGTGTTCCAGCTTCTACAGCAGTTAATATGTTATCTAAAACGCATTTTGATTATAGTAATAAATCAAAAGCTGAAAGATTATTAGAATTAGTTATACCGTTTTATAGCTTTAAAGTAAGAAATTTACACTATTGGTTAGATAGTTTAGAAAAATATCCTTGGCTAACTAATGCTGCTGTAGATATGATGAAACCTGTATGGAATTTTGATGAGTATGATCAATATGAATTAGAGCATAATAAATCTTTACAGTATAACATTATGGCTGGAAATATAATGACAAAAAATAATTTAACTATTAAATCAAACTCAGCTTTAATGGATGCTATACAGCTTGTTACTGACTTGCCTGGTTCTGTTAAAAGTTCTTTATGGACTCCTTATCAAACTCTTGTAGATGTTATAGGTTCAGCTGCTTATGAAAATGCTGGTACAAGAACCCAAGAGTTTTTAAAAGAAGGATTAAATATTAATAAAGATATCTTTGGTAAAACTCCTGTAGATAACTTAAAGCACATCTTAAATCTAGTTCCTTATGGAGCTAATGTAACAAGACTTATAACAGGAGACCAGTATGCTAAAGACATTAATAATCCTTTACCTAGGTTAGTTCCTAGTATGTTTGGTAGAGTTATTAGGTATGACCCTTATACCCCTAAAACTTATACAAACTACAAAAAATACAATATGAGTTCTTATACTAAAGGAGCCTCAAGACCTAGTGTAGCTTATCCTAAGAAGATATATCCTAAAAAAATGTACACTAGAAAGGTATACCCTAATACTAGAGTGTATTATAATAAACCTTATAGTAATATTCCTAAATATCCTAAAACATTTGGCAAATACTATTTTAGTGATGGCTTTAGTACAGGAGGGTCTTTTAGTACCTGGACATCTATGGATTCTGCTAAATATAATAGAGTTTATAATATTCCTAGAACTAATAATTTTAGTACTACAAGTATTCATGATAAACTTTACACAGCTAAAGGTAAGAAGCGTTGGGATACATTGTTAGTACCAACTAATGGGTATAACTTAAAATATCTCATAAAAAATAAGCATATGTATTATAGATAAAAATAAAACCTCAGGGCTTAACCTGAGGTTTTATTTGTTGTTTTGGCAGAACAGTAAGGGCAACTGTCCATTCAACACAAACAAGCACATTGGCACATTTATATTATAACAAATAAATTTTTAAATGTAAATATAATAATACTGTTAGTAGACGCATGAGATAGATTTAAAGGATTTTATAACATTATATATATATTTTACAGCATTTTAATTGGGCTCGCAACCAATTAAAAATTTTAATATTTTATTTAAATATTAGAAATTTGTTAGAAAAACGATAAAAACATTTGAACAGAGTGAATGTGTTTAATCAACACAATTAATCCTTTATATCTACTAACAGTATTATTGACATATGGAGGATTTAACAATCCTATTACTATTATACTACTGGTTGTTCCGAATTGCAAGTATTTTATCCCAAACTACTTTGCTTTTCTCTATTAGCTCTTTAATTACTGCATCATCTCTATATACTAGAAATGTGTGCATACGCCAATCTTTATCAAATAATACTGATAGATAGCCATAAGGAGCATTAAGTCCTAATATTTGTTGTTGAACCTGAGTATAATAGTAAGGGGGTATCCCATATTCTGCTGCTTTAGTTTCTATACTAACATTTTCTTTACTATGGTCTTTAGGTAAAGGCATAAATCCATTTACTTCATCAAAGATAGCTTTAAGTGGGTTATAATGCTTTTCACCATATTGTGTTACAACTTTTATTTCTGTTGGAATATATTGTTCAGGAGTTCCTGTAACACCATCGAAATTAATTGTAAGTTGAGGAGCTATTTTACAGCGATACATATCTTTAGGTTTAAAACATTCTCTATGAAAATAATGTTCAAATTTCTGTATTATAAGTGGTTCTAAATCTACTCCTTTTCTAACAGCAGCTTTTTCTCCTACTTCTCTTTCTTTAGCTGTAATTACATTAGAAGCTTTCTCCTGTATCAAATCTTCTACAGTTTTATAAGGGTTAACTCCTAAAATTATTGATGAGTCTGAAGCTCCTAATCCTTGTCTTCTTAACATGATATACTCATCGTTAGAGTATTTATCAATATCTTCTACAGCTATTTCTAATGTAGTGTTAGTTAAATCTAACCCTATAACTGTTTCATCATGTTGTGCCTGACGTTTCATTCTTTCTTGTAATGGACTATAATATATTGGTTCTTCCATTTAAAATTCTCCTTCCTATTCTTTTTTAACTCCTTCTACTATTCCTATACGTCTATCTATATAGATATAGTCTTGCAGTTCATAGTCATCACCATAACATCGTTGTTCATTGTCATCCATATCTTCTCCTAATCTTATAAATACAGCATCAATCTTTTTAATAAAGTTCTCTACCCAAGCAACTTCCTTAAATTCTGGATACCATTTAACCCAATCCCATGTTAATATAGTTACTTTACTTTTCTTTATATTAGTTTTATACACATCATTTATTACATATCTATCAGCTGATGCTATAAATTCATAAATATTAGGGTCTTTTAAATTAGCAGCTCTACGAATCATAGTGTTATAATTTTTAGTGTGTATTGCTATTGCAACTTCACTTCTATATCCCATTTTAGTTTCCTCCTTTCTATTTAACTACTAGCTATAGCAAATGCTATTAATATAAAAAGTATTACAAAAATTAAACGCATATTATTTCATTCCTTTCTCATTCTTAAAAGTATTGAAGTGTACTGCGTGTCTTATTGCATCTAATTGATGTTTATTAATACCGACATTTGCCGCTTTAAAATGATTTCTATCTTTAGTTATATAATGCTTATACATGAGTATTTCATTTGTCCATCTATTTTTAACATCTACAGCTCTTTGCATTATATAAGGTATTTTTTTTCTCCAGAGAGAATACTGTAAAATGCCTATAAGTTTTGTTGTTTCAAATCTACTGTTAATTTGTGCTTCAGCTGTAGATGCATATAAGATATAATCTTCAATGACAACTATTACTTTTCTTTTATAATCTCCGATTAATCTTAAAAACAGTTGGACATGGGCTTCCCAATAGTCTTCTTTTTTATCATAATTTCTAGCAAATAAACATCCAGCTTTTATAACTTTATCTTGTTCAGCATCCATAAGACACCATCCTGTAGTACCTTTACCTTCATGGAAAGCTCCACTGGGGTCTATTGACAGTATTATTCCATAATCCTTTTTCATTCTGTATCACCTTCCATTATTTTCTTTAATTCCTCTATATTACTTACTCCTGTTTTTTCAGACCATTTTGTTTTTGTTGCATCCATTTCTGCTATTAATGGAACAAAAGTCTCATCCCAGTCCTGCATTATTTCTTTAAACTTAAAGAATAAATCTAATGGGTCATCTTCATACCATTCCCATGATAACTCATCATGGACTTGAAATTGAAATCTAGTTTTACAATTTATCTTCTGCATATATTCCCATAACTCTATAATCTTTAATTTTAAATAATAAGCAGCACTGCCTTGTATTAACGTGTTAATTAATTTATGACCAGATAAACCATAGTATTTAATACCAAATAGATTTTGTGTATAAGCATAATTCGCTCTTTCATAACAATACGCATGGTAAGTTTTTACTTCAGGAAATGCTTTATAATAAGCTCCATCTATTTTTTCTATTTCTTCCCATGATTTATCTGGAAATAATTGAGCTATCTTATTAATCGAAGCTCCATAGTTTTTAGCAAAGTTTACACGTTTACCTATTACGCTTCTTGCGTGTTTAAATCCTTCGTCTCCTTTTTTAAGTCCTGTAGCTAAAGTACAAGTTAGACCATGTAGGTCTGTAGGAGCCCACTCTACCTCAGGGTTTTCTTTTAAAAACCATTTAGTATTTAAATAAGTGTGGTGTAACTCAGGATTTTTATAATCATATTCAACGCCATTTTCATCTATACATTGAAAAGGCATATAAGCTCTACATAGATTTAAATCTCCACCACTAACTAAAATTGTATAAAGAGCTTGAACTCTTAATTCTATCTGAGAGAAGTCAAGGTAAACAATACCTTTATATCCATCTCCAGATACTTTAACAATACTTCTTGGGTGGAATAATTCTGTACCGTCTTCTTTAACAATCGGTTCTTTTGGAAATTGCTGAAAGTCACAAGTAACTCTACCACTTACAGCACCAACCTGATTGATTTGAGTATATAGTCTATCACAGTCTTGTAAGTTCTTAATAAATCTTAATATATAAACTGCGTACCATTTCTCTAATGTCCTTAATTCTTGTAGTAGCTTAATAAATTTAATAGCTGGGTTTTCTGGATTATTTCTAATTAAATCTGAACAAATTCTATCTAATTCTTCAGAACCTGTAGAAGTAATATTTAAACCATATTTACCATTTAATAGTTCTTTTACAAATTCATGTTGTCCTATAGTAAATTTTACTCCAGCTTCTTCATATAATTTTTCTCTTTGTTCTCTAATATACTGTTTTACATTGTTCTTTGCAGTTAATAAGTAATCCTTATCAACTGCAAATCCACAACTTTCCATAGCTATTAATGCAGGAATCAGTTTATTTTCTATTTGGATTCCTTTAATATTATCTCTTGCTACTACGACAGGAGCTAATTTATTATAAATCTCTAGTGTATAAACTATATCTAATTGGGCATATTTAATAAGGGTTGTTCGATCAAGTTTATTGTAAGGAATCATATCAGGTTCTACCCTACTAGTAATTTTAGATTGAAGCCAGATTGGCAAGTCTAGCTGTAACCAGTCAGTGTAATGTTTCTGCATCTGTTTTGGCAAATCTTCTAATTCTACTGTAGGGTCCTTGAATATGGTGTCTAATACTTTCATATTGTAACTTTTTGCACCATATTCTTCAGGGGGTTTACCTAAATCTTTTAAACGATTTTGAAGTTTAGCGTTATATTCTTTTGCTATTGCTGTTCTTTCGTTTAATAAAAGTTTTTCATGGTATTTTGCTGAACCATCAATATACTTAGCTGAATAATCTTTTAATCCCATTGGGGGTCCTCCTGATGCAGGAGTTAAAGCATCATGCCCATATCTGATATAGAACATTGTATCAGATATGTTTTCTAAGTGGTTATAAGGTAAACCAAGATTTCTCATCATGTGCAAATCAAATTTTACATTATGACCTAGATATATATCTAAAGTTGGTGCCAGTTTATCTTGCCACGCTTTTATTACTTGTGTGGCAAGAACTGGTTGTTGTTCTATATCTACAGAATACACATAACCTTTCTTTTCTTTTGTATCTAAAAATCCAAATTGAAACAAAAAAGGTTTATCTTTAATAATATGAAGTCCTGTAGTTTCTGTATCAAAAGCTCCAATTTTAGGACTAATTTCCTTAAATAAATGAATCATATCCATAGCATCTTGATTACTTACTATATGCTTTTTATGCCATTCATATTTAAGCATTATCTTCACCTAGCCTTTCTGCAAATACTTCTCTATTTATTTCTGCAAGTGCTAGTCTAAATCTTTCTGTAGGAATAATCTCATGATTTGAATATCTAATAAACAATGCTTTTGTTAATCTATTTAATGCTTTATTTAAATCATCATTACTTAGTCCTGCTGAAGCTCCTAGTACATTTTTATTTGTAGAAGATTCTTGTTCTAATTGTAAAATTAAACCTGGATATTTAGTATATAAATCCTGTAAACAAGTTACAGCGTCCTGGTCTACTGTACTGAATTTCTTTTCATGTTCTACATATTCTTTTAATTTAAATGTTGGATTATCGTATATTTTTATTAAAAAGTTATATGCAAAGTCAACGTGTTCTTTTAATAGTACAATATTTTCATAAGTTTCATCTGTAGACACTACATATCCAGCTACTGCTAAAGCTAATCTTGTGAGTTTCTTCCAAGTTTCTGTACCAAATATTTTAATATGACAACCATATTTTTTATTTAGTTCATTAGATTTCTCTATAATATAAAGCCCTACTTCTTTATCTATAATAATTTGTTCAGGAGTTCTACTCCATATCCATCTTATTCTTGTTTGATATACCTCAGGAGGTAGGGGTTGTTGTGGCTCCCAGAATGGGTCTATTTCTGAATTACCTCTGTCTGATAATATTAAGATAATGTCATATCTTGCTATATCTTCTGCGGTATCAACTAGTTCTGTTATGATAGATAGCCCATTTGGGTATGAGGCTATAGACTTTATAATACCATTATCAGACTTTACATTAGTTAATGAAATCATTCTAACTAATGCTGGTAGAATTATAGTCCCAGATACTCTGGTAATTCTTACTTCGTTACTTGACCTTACATCTGTAAGTTCCTTAATAACATTAGCATTTGATTTTCCAAACTCCTCAAATATGATAAGTCCTTTGTGGTTCTGTGGTATAATTCCTGCTCTTGTTTGAAATCCTGAGGTTGTTTTATTTGAACCTCCGATTAGCCCTGGAATAGTTGCAGAGTTACCTGCAAGTGAAGCAAAAGCTCCTAAATTGTAAGTGTTTCTTAATGCTTCTGCTGTACTAGATTTTCCTATTCTAGATTCTCCGACTATTATAGTATCTAAATAACCTCTTACATTTTTAAATGAACCAAAGTTAAACTGTAAGACTGTATTGTAAGCTAAATCCATTGTTTGTATTAATAAGTTATTTCCATTATATCCTAATATTCCTTTTACTTTTTCAGTGAGTAGCTCTACTTTTTCTTCTACAGTTCCTGGTAAGTCTTGTATTACTTTTAATTCATTTTTTCTATCTTCTATTAATCTGAAGTTAGATACTGAATCATCAGCTTTACTTACATTAGTTATTATCATTACTAGTTTTTGACCAGCATAGGGATGTGGTACTAATTTATAAGTTACTTGATACTTCTTTCCTGACTCTAATTTTGTTCCTAGAGAGTAAGCAATAAACTCCATTGGTTGTGTATTAATTTGATTTGTTTCAAACATATCTGTAACATAAGCTTTAAATACAGTTGTTTTAGCACATTGTTTTATTTTAATACATCTTTCTTTTGGTGGGATTTTTACTAGCTTTTTAATGTTTTCTGTAATAGCGTCTTCTTTAAAGTTGTTATCTATTAAGTGTAATATATCTTGTGCATTATCTTCACATAATTCCCATTCTCTAGTTTCTCCTCCAACTAATGTATCTTTATCTCCAGAGGTTTTAAATTTTTCTAGTAATATTGCTGATGGTGTTATAAATGTTGTGTCTGCTACAGCAACTACTTGAATGTTGGTTCTTAGCATTTTACCTACTTTATCTGGTTTAGATGCCGTAAGTAAATCTACTATTGGATATTTTCTTTTCTTATCTTCCTCTGATGGTACAAAGGTTGGTGTGTTTTTAATATAATTAATTAGATCTTCTTTACTCTTGTGATACTTTGTAAAAAAGTCTGTAATGTCTTCTCCTTTCTCTTTACAAACTTCATGAAAGTTTGTTACTACTTTTACATTTGGTGTGTATTCTAATAGAAATTCTGCTAGATTTTTAGCTCCTTCAATTCCTGCTTCATCATTATCATAAACTATAGCTACTGGTCTATCTTTAAACGCTAATGGAGTTATTGGTAATCTTTTTTCTCCACCAGTTATTGTGATAGCATTAAAACCATTAGTTCTTGCTATAGCCATATCTTTTTCTCCAGCACATATAAGAGTTATTCTATTTACAGGGGATTCTGTCCAAATATCATATGGGATAATAAAACCAGTTGTACTATTTAATCTTGATTTAATCTTTGGTGTTCGACCAGGATCATATATCCTAATGTCCATAATATGCCCATTTAATAATACTGGAAATGCTATTGTATCTGTAGCTCCTGTAGGAGTTTTAATTTTTAATTCATCTATAATTTCTTGAGATATGCCAAGGGCTAAAGTTCTATTTTTGGTTTCTTCAGATATAGATAGTAAATCCCATTGTAATACATCTTCATCGTTTTGAAATATTCTTTTTATTTTTGAAGCTTCTATATAAGAACATCCTAGTATTTTTTGTATAAATTGTGTTTCACTTAATCCTGTACCACAAGCTTTACAATGAAATACACTTTCTAGTGTATTAACGTGTGCTGAAGGGTGTGTCTCTTTATAGGGGATTCCTGTACTGGTATGGTGGTCAAAGGGGCAACATACGCTTTGCTCCGTTGCCCCATCCACAATACCAAAATAATCTGATAGAAAACTCATTAGAATACGTCTTCTACGTCAGCTTCAGTGATAGTAGCTGGTTGTTCTACACTATCAGAAGCATTTATAACAATTTCTGTATCATCCCCAAATACAGTCTTTGCTTCTGACAATGGATAATAAATTGCATTTTTTGTTGCGTCAACAACACTTCTATCTTGCTTTCCTTCTTGATGGTCAGTTTTAACATCAACTAAAAGTTCTTTACCATTAATAAGTTTTGCTAAATCAGATAATTCAAATTTAGATAATTTAATATCTGTAGCTAACATGAATCTTTTTAATTTATAAAGCACTAAGCTCTTTTCAGATTCAAATTGACTATCAAATATTGAACCAACTTTTTCTCCTGTTTTATAGTCATATAAGTCTATCTTATAGTTTAAATACATTGGTTTTGTTGTATCTTTAGCTTGCATCATTTTAGCGTCTGCTATTACTCCTTTGTAAGTTCCTTCAGGTACTACAAACCCTGCTGGTTTGGTATCTGGTAATTTGTCAAAATTCATACTCATTTTTTATTCCTCCTAATTTTCCTTATTTTTTATTGCTAACATTATTGTGTTAGACAATACAGATACTGCTTGAGATATAAGCATATCTGACGACCTTTCTTTTACTGCTTTTTCAGACATTTGTTTTTCTAAATATCTTACTTTTTCATAAGCTGATTGTAAATTGTTTTCTAACAGTTCACATCTGCCTTTCCAGTCTATTTCTGTTTTTTGTGGTTCTGTTGTTTCTTCTGGTAAATCCATTTCTAGTTGTTCAAATTCCTCTTTTTTGTTTTCCATTTTAAAATCCTCCTTTAAGCTGTTATTTTAACAAATAATGCTTTTAATACAGATAATGGTAAGTCTTTTGATAAGACATCTTCATAACCTGCATCTTTTTTCATTATTTTCCACATATCTTTAGCAACTGGCTTATCTTTGAAATAAGTTTCTATTGCTGCAAGATATTCTTCTTTTTGTTTTTGAAGTAATACTTCAGGGTCAACACCTTCTTCTAGATATTGTTTTAGTTGTTTAATTAATTCTAGAGTAAATTCATATGTTTCTCCTTCTGTAAATATTGCATATCTAGATTTTGTGCATAATGCTACAGGGTGTTTAATAACTCCATTTTTGTTTGAACCTGCTTTTTGCATTTGAAGAACTAAGTCTGGTTCATATTTTAAATCAGCTTGTTGTATTTGTTGTTCTCCTAAAGATACTAACTTGTTCTTACCATCAGGTCCTAACTCATATTCCATTTTTTCTTTAACACGAACTGTAGTAATCATGTGAACTTTGTTACTTCTTATTAGTTCTAGTAATTCATTTTTTTCTTTGACTATATTTTCATCTCCCCAAGCTGCATAAGAGTCTTTTGCATATCTTGTGTTTGTTGCTTTAGCCTGACTTACTAAATCTAATATTCCTCCTTTGTAATTCCATGCGTGAGATATACTGTCAAATATAACTGTTTTTGCTCCAGCTTGTATTGCTGCATTTCTGTAAGTGATATAGTTACTTGGTTTAAATCCTAGTTCTTCTGTAAAATTAGCTACTTTAAATTTACCAAATTTACTTCCCATACTTGAATCAATATCAACAAACAAGTTTGCTGAATTATTTTCAGTATCTACATGGAATACTTTAGACCAGTCTTCATCTGATAAGATATAACCTAACATAAGTGCCAAACCTGTTTTACCTCGACCAGGTAGACCTTCTATCATGATTGAAGCTTTACAGGCTGTTCTTGTTGCATCTTCAAATGAAAATGTTGGATTTGTTGCCATACTGTTTCACCTCCTTTCAATGTTATTCTTCTTTCAGATATTTTTTGAAGTCATTAATAACTTCAGTTTCTGACATTCTATCTTTTACTAATTTATATAAGTGTTCATCATAAGTGCCTTTTAACATTAATTCTATGATAGTATGAGGTTTATTTGCTTTATCTTCTGTAGTTGCAATAAATCTATCTTCAGCTTGTTGAATATCCCCAGCTGGTGGATATTTGTCTACGAAAATCATTGTTTCTGCTTTATCTAATGTTAAACCTTCTTTACCTGCATCAATGTTAATTATTAGTCTTTTTATTTTTCCTTCTTGAAAAAGCTTCATTAATCTTGCTCTTTCTTTTACTTCTGTAGCTCCTATAATTATTTGGGTTTCGTCATCTATAAAGACATTTTGTTTAAGATACTTTATATATCTTGTTGATTTAGTAAATATAATTGTTGGAGTATCTTCATAGTCTTCTTTATAGCTTTTAAGCCATTCTGTTTTAGGGGATACCCCTTCAGGTAAACCTAAAATAACTGGGTCAATACAGATTTGACGAATTCTTATTAATCTGTCTAGAATACCTTGTGTTACAATATTTGCTTCTTTTATTTCAAAATATTTCTTTAGTTCTTCTAAATATTTTGTTACTTGTTCTGTAGGTTCTAGTCTAATTTGTTGATAATCTTTATCAGGTAACCACTGCATTACATCTTTTCTTTTTCTTTGAGTGCAATGTTCATTTAAAAATTTCTGTAAAACTTCTTTTTTACCTTGCTGAAATCCTCCTATATCTATATAAGTTCTACTATAACTTTTTGCTATTTTAGTTATTTTTGTAAAGTAGTTATCTATAAAATTCCAATAGGAAGGATAAGTTTTTGGGAATAAAAAATGTAGTATCCCAAATATTTCATGTGCTTTATTCGGTGCTGGTGTTCCTGTTAAAGCTAATCTAATTGGTATTCCTGTGCAATCATGAAGTGCCTTAAAGGCTTGTGATTTATGATTCTTTATCCTGTGAGCTTCATCTATTATAATTGCTTCAGGATTTTGTTTTAATAATTCTGTATAAATACCATTTCTTTTTACTGTAGATTTGAAAGTTTCGTAGGATACTACAATTCCGTCTGTCCAGTTTTTAATTTGTTCTAGTCTTTGACTTGGAGTTTTACCTAATAGAGCAATACAAGGTCTATTAGTCCATCTTTCAAACTCGTCTTTCCATTGAGGTATTGTACTTGCTGGACATACTATTATAATCTTTTTAATATTTTGTTCATTTAAAGCTGTAAGTGCTGTAGGTGTTTTACCTGTTCTTTGTTCATTAAATATTCCGCAGCACTTATGTTGCTTTATGAATTCAACGTCTTCTCTTTGATACGGTCTTAATTCTAACATTAAATATCACCCCATATTATAGCTAATCTGAAATATAAAAAGTAGAATTGAACTGATTTTAAGCCATTTTCCTTAGCAAAAGCTAGAGTTGGGATAAAAACGATAATGTCTTCATTTTTCTCTTTAAAGAATTTTAATTTCTTTTTCATTGTCAATCACTCCTTTTTAAAAATGGGTCTTTATCTAACTTTTCTATATTTGGACAATCTTCTTGTTCGTAAGATAAAGGAATATAAGTGTAAATAAAAGCTGGACCAGACTTAACTTTTTTGTCTTCCCTTAATTTAAGAAGTGCATTAACAAGTTGAGCCTGACCTACAGACCTTGATTTACTTACATCTTTAATTAATTTTGATAATTCTGTACTTTGTAATATGCTAAATTCTGAGTTAATATAATCTGATACAGTTTGTTCCATTAAGAATTCTTTCCAAACCTGAGGGTCTCCACAGGTTGCTTCACAAGCTTCTGCTAATTCATAATGGTTCATTGTAATTCCTGCTTGTCCTAGCTCTTTAAATGCTATCCATAATTCATCTAATTGATCTTGTTCAAGCATACTATTACCTCCTACTTGTATTTAATATTTTGGAGTGTTTCAAATACTCCCATGAATCTTAAAATTTCTTTTATTTCTGTTTCTGATGTCTTTCTAGCTATCTTTAGTTTTGACTCAGCATTATTTATAACATAGGTTATATCTCTTTTTGAACAGTGTGCTGTTTCTGCTATTTGTGCTGAGGGCATTCCTTCTAAAGCCATTAATAATATTAATTCATATTTAGATGGTTCCATATTACTGTTATACATCATTTTTTGTGCTATTATTTTTAAAGCTTCTATATTAAATGTTCCTAAAATACCTAAACATTCTATAAAATTAAATACGGCTGATAATTCACCTTGTATTTTATAGAATTTTTCACATATTCTGTAGAATTTTATTTCTGCGATTCTTTCTAGAATATTTAGGGGTAATAGCTCAAGTAGTGTTGTTTGACTCTTTTTATAACGCATAAGAGATACCCCCTTATTTTTAAGTTTAATTTCTCCATTTGAATTTGTCAAGTATGAAATTAAATGCGTCTGTCATAATATAGTTATAACTTTCTTCTTGCTTAACAAAATTTATCCAATTTGAAATTGCTATTGCTGTAGCCATTTTTATTGTTGGTATTACAGACAAAGATAAGCCACAAGCACTTACAGGTACATTATCTTTTGCTTCTTCGTGTGAGAAGTTCATTGTCTTTAATAATTCTTCAATTAATTTAGGTGAGTTTTCTATAAAATATATTTGGCTATCTGTTAAACCCATTCTAATATCACAATAAGCTTTGATATATTGGTTGTTTACGTTATCTAGAACTATTTCACGTCTTATATCAATGTTGTCTACACATAAGAACACATATCCAGAAAGTTTAGCATCTTTTTTCCATCCTTCTTTATGCAACACTACTATTGCTTCAGGATTTATTTCATGGATTATTCTTTCTAATGCTTCAGTTTTAGGAGTGTCTATATCACTATCTTTAAAGTTTTGATTTGCTATATTGTGTGCTGAAACTGTATCAAAATCCCATAAATGGATAGCTTGTATTCCAAGTCTTGCACATTGTTCAGCTATGTGTGAACCTATTGCTCCACAGCCTATAATGTGTATTGCTTCTTGTAATTTTGTTGGGTCA